ATCTAGCTTTCCTAAAAACGTACCGAAGTTATTCGATACCATATATACCGCAAAAAATCCAGTGTTCGTATTAATTAGATGTTCGTTACTGTTACAGATCGGCAATACTGAAACCGCGCCTGTAGAAACTTCGGTTTGAATGTCGGTTAAAGTCTGGTTTATACGCGACAATTCGCCCGCAACTAAGTTTTCGCGCATTTCTAATGCGTCTAATCTAGCGTCCTGAATTAATTCATACGCTTGTAATCGAGAATCGTCGTAGTTATTTTCGATGAGTACAGTTTTTCTACCACAAGATGTAAGGAGTAATAGTATAAGTAGATGTTTCATATATTCCTTAATAGTTCTCGGCTTGTTTTAAGGTACAAAAGAAGTGTATTCCTTTTCCGCAACCATTGTTAATGTTTGTATTAAATCCATTTGGTTTAATATCCTTACCCATTGTATACACTTGTAAGGTGGCGCTGCCATACCGTACATTAATGGAGCTATTTTCAACCAGATAATCATACTGAAGGGGGTGCGTGTAATTAAAAAAACAAGGGACAATTAATAAAACGTGCGCTTGATTTGCTCTCAGTTTTTCCATACCATTACGGGATTTCATCACTCTAGTTCCTTTAACGAGAACTAATTGAGCGATCGCTTTATTAAGCTTTTTATACACAATATAATCGTCGTCTAAAACCGTCACACCTAACTTTAATTTATTATAGTTTAATTCTTTCATACAGACTCCAGCTTAAATTTTTCGTAAAGTTCGTCGGTATTAATTTCACGAGCACAGCCGTAAAGTTCTTTGTGTAGTATATAATAAGAATACGTGCCTAATACTACAGCCTTTCCGATAACATAACCTTGACGATTAACGATGTTATAGTGCATATTAAACTCCTATACGTTACCTAAATCAACTTTGCATACTGAGCATTGCCAAAAATATTGACCGCCCGCGTGATTTCTAAACTTGTTAGTATGGTTGCAGGAAGTTGAAGCTGTTGTTTGTTGAATTGTTGGGTTCCAAGATTCTTCATCTATATAAAGACTGTGACCCCACAGATCGTCTTTAGATCGATTTATAATAATGTCGCGACCGAGCACCTCAATTTGGTATATTTGAGTCTCGCTGATCGCACATATCTTAAAATTCGGTTTGATGGTTTCGTGTATAGAAAACACTGTGCCTATTTTAAGGTCGTCTATTGATATTTTCTTCATAAAACACCCCAACTAAGTTTACTTTTTATTCTTCGATAGAATTAAGTCTTCACATTTTAGTGGTTCAATTGCGCTAATTCCGTTAATTAAAGTATAATTGTTTCCCGTTTTCACGTTAACCATTACTTCACCATCATAATCGTGCGTATAGATTTTAGTTATCATACCTCGGATTCTTTTAGTTTGACCGTTGCCCGGATAGTGGACAGCGGTTACAAAATCGCCCACATTAAACTTTACGTCTTTAAGTACTTGATCGTCGAGACGATTTCTCAATCTACTTGTAACAGTAATTAAGTCCTGTATTTGTTTTTCAAGCTCTGTAACTCTCGATAAAAGCAAAAAGATACTAAAAAATTTAGCGAACATATTAACCTACTTTTTTACGGTTGTATATCTTATGATACTCGTTAAAATCCGTCGCAATAATTCGCGCAGATTTAACGCTTCTCGTAGCAATTGAGCGGTTTGTTTTCGTACAATGCACGACAATACTATTCGTTTTTTCACCGAACGATACCTGCGTTAATACTTTAATCGTAACTTTTTCGTCGGATAATTCGTAGCCGAACGTAGTTTTTTGACGTTTCATAATTACCTCTTATTCAATATACTCTGTTTTCAGTTGTTTTAATTCCATCTCAAGTTTTCGAATTTCCCTTTGATTTCGCTCTGTTTTTATCTTTAATTCGTTCTCCCTATATTGAATGAACTTGCTTACCCTATTATTCCATTCTTCCTTTGTGATATTCTTACCAACTTCTAAAGTTCTATAAAATGGAAACATAATTACCTCTTATTCAACGAGAATACAATCTTTTAATACAAAACATACCGAGTCATTGAATTTTCCGTTAACGGGAATAAGCTTTACCATATTACCATAATCTTTGTCCGTAAAATGTTCAATAACTTGATACTCATATCTTAATAGTACATTCGGGTAATCTAATGTTCCTCTATTGATTATCTTTTTAGAATCCCTTTCTTCTTTTGTGAATATATCCGGGTTTAAAATCACCTTACAACCGAAGGCAAATCCGGTATCTTTTGGGTCAAACTTTTGAATATTAAATACTTGCTCAATTGGTTTTGACATGATTACCTCGTGTTAATCAGGAATAGTATGTTGGTATCTCTTCGTCTTTAATTGGCGCACCGATAACGCTACTCGTTAGTGAACCCCAATAAATCACGCGACCGTTCTGGTGGGAGAAATGTTCCATATCCTCTTTATACTTGGCGTCTCTTAAATACAATTGAACATAGTATTTATCGCTAAATATTTCGATTCCTTTTTTTAAGTCTGTAAAGATTTCATCAACTGTATGGTAACGTTTTTTCTTTTTCATAAAGTTACCCCCTTGTGTTCACTCACATTTTACACGGACTTGTGACCGTTTTTTAATAGAGCTTTCGCCCAACTAAAAAGTATGTTTAAACATAAACTCACTAGCTACGGTTCTATATAACTTCAAGTATATAGCCGCTCTGCTTACCTCAAGGATCGTTCGATTGCCTTGATAGTGAGTCGTTTCATATACCGATCAGTCGCTATTAGCGGTTGATTCGCGATGTTCATCGCTTGTCGGTAAGTGTTTCGTCTAGTTCGTTTGGACTGGGGTCTACCCGAATCATACTTGCTAGATATAGCGCCTATGTTGACGCTTTGTTTTAATAGTGTTCTGTGTTTTAGCGGGCTTACAACCGTTCGCCTTACTGAGTGTCAAGGGGAGCCACATTGCTATTATATACTGTTAAAAGTCCTCTGTCAATAAAAAATCGTCGTTATCATCATCGTCTTCTAGTTCGTCTAGTATGTTTTCGAATTCCTTAGTGTCCTCGCATCCAAAGTAATGGGTTCGATTATAGTATTCGCGGTTCTCTTTATTCTTTTCTTGTTCGTCAATGTCAAGGTCTTTAAATCGTCCCACAAAACACCTCTTATCTAAGTTTATATTAAAGTTCACATACTGTCAAGCTTATTTTACGAAGCTCAGGGAAATTTTCATCATCTCGTATACCATTACAAAGCCGATGATAAACGCTGTATATAGTCCTAATAGTCCGTACATAGTTGATCGTTTCATACTACTCCGCCTTTTTTCGTACATGTATAGATATAATGTTCTTATCTAGTTTTTTGTCAATCCACGCGTCTTTGCTCGGTTTACGGTCTGAACCCTTTACGAAGAACCCCATACCGCTCAAAAATTCCATGCTATTTCGTCCAAAACTTGACTTCACGTTCCCACATTTTGTTACGGTCATTTTAGCGTTCTTTTTTGCAATCTCCGCTTGTCTTAATTTTGCCTCAGCTTTCAATTGTTCTAAGCTTTTCATTTTACACCTCACATCTTAATTTATGTATCTCAAGTTCAATTTTCTCAATATGCGCTAGCAATTGTTTTGTTTTTGCTAGTTTATATAAGCTTTTTAATCCGTGCAATTTTGCAATTAAATCCTGCATATTCACCTCAATTATTTCACCTTTTTTACAAGGTATATAAGCATGATAGCCCATATTAAAAACAATGTCAAGTCCATTCTTATACTCCAACAACTTCTAGTAGGAAGTAAGCAACAAAGCAGATAACGATAATTGTAAGCATTGTGTGTTCCTTGTAATGAAGCGTCTAGTGTGTCGCGCTTCGTTTCCTGATACCAGAATAACACAGGTAGAAAATAATGCAAGCTAAAAAAGTAACGAGCGCGGAAAATATCACTATATACTGAAATAACAATAGGTTAGATAGTGAAATAAATATAGGCTGTATAGGAATCAATAGGTTATGTAGATAGTGAATCATGTATATAAGGTAGAATAGTGTAGTTATGTAATATCAGGTACTTAGGTTATGTAGTCGGGCAAATGTTGGGTATCTATAGGATAAGTGCTAAGTGGTTGAAATGAGGTGAGTGTAGTGATAACAGATGGTTAAGATGTATGGGGTGTAAGTGGTTGAATCTACATTCCCCTATCTCCTTTGCACATTCCATACCACAATCCCCCGGTACATACCTTGCATAGATCGGTCAACCGGCATACTACTTGCATACCTAGCAAGAACCATACCGCCGTTACATTGGCACGATAGTTGCATCCCCTGCAATATCCATGCCACCCAAGTTAGCTACATCAAACAATAGTTAGGCTAGCCAAACACCTACGGGTACCCCCCCCCTATGGGCGATTGGAGTTGGGTCGCTACCGACTAACCCTCATACATCCTACCAGCTAAACCAATATATAAACGGTTTATATCCCCTCCTAATCGACGCTTTCAGTATTGTCCATCTCCTTGTTTTCACTATACTGAACAACTATACATAACTTCGTAATGTCACGTTACTTTTAAAAAGAGGAAATTACATGGATATTGCTACCCTTCGTTCAATTAAGGCACTACCTGAGAACGCAGTATTTGGGCTTATAAGCGATTCTAGCAAAGAATGCTATGTAAGTCATACAACAAATCTAAGATCGCGCATAGGGCTTATATTAACTGATAATGAGAATATACTTAAAGAGGATACGCGGTTAGTGGTTTTTGGGGAGATCGGTAACTATAAATATAAACTATTGTACTCTCAGTATTATTTAGAGAAGATGGTTACAGCCGGGTATAAAAATATTGGAACCGCCCATAGTTATATAAACTACAAGGTTAAGATAGAGTTCTCAGTATTGTTGAATGAGGTGTTTGTAGTTTTAGTGAATAAACGTAAAGATAAGTTGATTGTTGGCGTATTTAAGCAAATTGACGACGCTCAAGGGTTTATTAACGATTGTTACAAAGAAGGGGAATTAGTGCAGCCAATATATGCTATAAACAGAGATACGGTCAAATGGTGTAGTACTAACAAGGTTATATAAACTTATAACGGAACTCGAAACCGAAGACCAGCTCCAGTTTCTCGTTTATACAGAATATTGGGATTTTTATACAAGTACAGTATACGTATATACTGATTTTTTGTGGCACATAAAGAGTTGTTAAATTCTGAGTTTATATGTATATTAACAACTGTTTATAGGAGATATAAAATGGAAAATGAAGAGATTAAAGACGTTAAAAAAGAATCAGACTTAAGTAAGTGTTCTGCCGAATGTGGGGAAATTAAGCCGCGTATTATGATCGGTAAGTATCCTGACGGTAGGAATAAGAAGTATGCTGACGAGAATGGAAACTTATGGGTCGGGCGAGCCTGTCCTCAATGTGTCAAAAGTCGTATGAAGCAACGTATGAGGAACTTTCGTTCAAAGGAAGACTAACATGACTGATCCCATCATATTCAACAAAATACAGCTTCTAGGCTACGTAATAGACGATATAAGGGAGTTGGAGGACGTTATTAGGGGCACAGCAGATCCTTCACTCATCTCTCAGTATAGAGAAGATATGCGAGGCTTGATATCTGAGCTTAACGAGGTCAGTACTCGATGTTTAGTATTATTGGGTGCTTATTTAGACGAGTGTAAGGAAAATAATTATCCGGTCAGTTTAGATTATTATCGTGTATATAAAGAATTATTAAAGGCGTCATTATGATAACTATGAAGGAACTTTTGGGAAATCATTCAGTTGACGAGTTGACTCAGGATCAGCTTCTCAATATGAAGACACTTCTAGCTAGAGTTAATCAACTTAGATCTGAGTGGGGTAAGTCAATTATAATTACGTCCGGCTTTAGGAATCACAGTGACATGGTTAGGATATACAAGAGTGACGTGTATCCTAAGTTATCTAAGCACTTGTTCGGACAAGCTTGCGACATGAAAGACGACGGTAGCTTGATGGCATGGCTTAAAGAAGACGATAGCGCGCGTATGAAGAAATTCGGTTTATGGGGCGAGCTGGGTACGAACGGTTGGGTACATATTCAAATCGTTTCAATGAAAAGCTATAATGTTAAGACCGATCTACGGTGGTTTAAACCATGAGTATTGCTAGTATATTGAATTTAGAAAATAAAGCTCTTGACAAATCTGAGAATTGTGTTATACTAGCTGTATATAAACAGTTGACAAAGTCTACAAGGTTAAGCGGACGACCTATATTTAAAATTAACGTCTATAAAATAACAACTATCTATAGAAGCTACTTACTACTAGGTGAATATACACATAAAGTAATTGCTAGATATAAGACTTCTATTATTTCGAGGTTTCAATGAAATTCAAAACACAAGCTGTTCTAGGACTTCTATTTCTCGCTTCTTTTATTAAATCCTTCTTATTCTCGCCTAGTATTTATGACTCAGTATTTATTATACTGATTACAATAGTTTATCTTAGTAAGGATTATTTTACTGAGAAAAGTAGCAAGATTGATCTAGAAAAATTAACAGCGGACATGAATACTAGATTAAATGTTCAAGATGAAGAGTTGGAACGTATTAGAAACAATACTAGCAAGATGGCGTTAACTTCAGGATTTAGGAAATAATTATGAGTGATGAAATTACAAACAAGATACTAGATAGTTTTAGTGATGTTGACGACCTCAAAGAATACGCGAGTTCCCAGTATAAGACGATTATAACTCAAAGCAAAAAGATTACTGAACTTGAACGTAAAACCGAAGTACTTGAAACAAAGTTAGCCGATGCGGAAAAAAAAGCGGCAGTAGCTAGTGCTTTCAGTATTGAACAAGTTGAAGGACAATCAGATACTGAAACTGCCTGTGTTGTGCAAATTGCGATGTTGAAAGGACTTGCGATGAATAGAGAGCTTACTTTGGAAGAGGTTAAAAAGATAGAGATACTAGCAAAGACTATGTTATTATTTAAAGGTAAAACACTGAGTGACGCAGATAAAAAGAAAGAAAGTGGGAGTCGATTAACTACGGAACAGTTAATGGCTTTAGCCGGAAGTTTAACCGATACTGAGCAATAGGATTTAAGTGGCTTTAAATAAACGTGAGATACAGGATGAATTATGGCGCAGGGGAATACTTGTCCATCTAATGCATAAAGTGCAGCGTCAGATGTACATGCTGTACGAGAACGCTAGTCCTCAATCTACTTTAGTATGGTTGCTTGCTAGACAGTCTGGTAAATCCTACTTACTTGCTATACTAGCTCTAACCGAAGCGATTAGAAATCCAAACTCAATTATCAAGTTATTGACAGACACTAAAATTCACGTACAGACAATCTTTGAGCCGTTGTTTAGAGAGATACTAGAAAGCTGCCCAGAAGACGTTAGACCCGAGTATTTGCCCTCTAAATTTATATATGTGTTTCCTAATGGATCGCAGATACAAATGGCTGGAACAGACGCTAATAACGCAGAGAGGCTACGTGGACAGAAGTCTAGCTTAATCCTAGTAGACGAGGCGGCATTCTGTAATAATCTTAATTATAACGTTATGTCTATTTTGTTTCCCACAACAACGCATACTGGGGGGAAGATCGTTTTAGCATCTACTCCACCAGAAGAACCAGATCACGAGTTTATTGAGTTTATCGAGATTGCAGAAGCAGAAGGTGCGCTCACTAAAAAAACGCTTTACGATAATCCGTTATTATCCGATGAAAAGAAGCAGCATATTATATCAAAGTTTATTGGCGGGGTAAACAATCCAAACTTTCGCCGCGAGTATTTATGTGAATTAATTCGCGATGAAAATCGAACAGTTATCCCAGAATTTGACGACGATCTACAAAAATTAATTGTTCGCGATTATAGTAAACCAGCTTTTTACAATCCGTATGTTTCAATGGATATTGGATTTAAAGATCTAACGGTAGTATTATTCGGATATTACGATTTTAAGAACGACCGCGTTATTATTGAAGATGAGATTATTAAAGAAGGTAAGGACTTAAAATTAAATAAGTTTGCCGAGGAAATTCTACGCAAAGAAGAAGTGTTGTGGATGAATATTTTAACCAACGAGCAGATTAAACCAGAGCTTAGAGTATCGGACATTGACTACATAGTAATTAACGAAATTAATAGAGCATCCGATAATAGATTAAACTTCCAAGCGATAAAAAAGGCTCCCGGTTATAAATTACCACTTATTAACCAATTAAGAGTAATGTTACAATCTGAGAAGATTGTTATTAATCCGAGATGTGAAACGCTAATTACCCATTTAAGAAATGGACGTTGGAAAGATTCGTCGGCTAAGGATGATTTTGCGAGATCGCCGGGTTTAGGACATTATGACGCAATTGATGCGTTACTGTACATGATTAAATCCGTCAACTATACGAAAAATCCGTTCCCGTCCAACTATGGAAGATCGGGTGATAGCACGTTTTATAATAACGGCGGGTTTGGGTATAAAAGTAACGCCCAACAGTCTAATATTGCAGTATATGAAAGTATATTCGGTATAAAGAAGAAATAAATCTCCAATTAACAACTATACTTAGGCATAGTTATAATCTATAAACTCGTGGAGAGATCGTGAAAGTAAAAACAATCCTTGCTAAAGCTTTAAAAACCGGGGTGTTAGCAATTGCTATTGTTTGCACTAGTTTGTCAACACCGTACGCTCATAGAAAATACATCAGAAACATTGCAGAGGAATCTGTCGTTCAAATCTTTGGACAAGAAGGGTCTGGAACAGGATCTCACGTTAAATTAGCCGACGGACGTATCTTTATTCTTACAAACAAGCACATTTGCGATATGACGGGACCGCTGATGGTCAAAGCCGAGGGCGAACCTTTAAAAATCGAACGTAAAGTTATTAAAATCTCGACAAAGCACGATCTTTGTGTTATTGAAGCAATTCCCGGTAGGCAAGGAATCAGTATTGGTGATGCTCCCGATTTTGGAGATGAGCTTTATACATTGGGTCATCCAAGAGGGGACGCGTTAAACGTTTCGAAGGGTGAATATTTCGATAATAAAGAAATTCAGATGGGAGAACAAGTGCGACCGGACGGAACTTGTTTGGAAGGAAAGCTTGAGAGTGTTTCAACATTATTTGGTGATATTTCATACTGTGTAGTAACGAAAAATACATTCCAAGTATCTACACCAACATATCCGGGTAACTCTGGATCGCCAATTGTCAATAAATACGGTAATTTGGTTGCTGTTATTTTCGCGGGTAACCAGCAAATCGAAAATCAAGGATTCGCTGTACCACTTTCTTACGTTACTGAGTTTCTTTCTAGTATTAAATAAGAGGTAATTAATGGATAGCTATAATAGTCCTAGAAATAGTACGGATAATAGTAGAGAGTTGTATTTTGCTGCGCGCGATGCCGAACAAGCTGCTGCGTCTGCGTTAGAAAAAGCAAAAACCTACTACACAGCGATTAAATCTAACTCATATCTCACTAAAATCGCAAACATGTACAAGTTTTACTATGGTAACTTTAATAAAGGAACCTCGGAAAACCATACAATCAGTTTTACTGGTGAAGAAGGGGAATTAGTAAGTATCCCGGTTAACATGTTTAGGAATTTAGCGCGCCACGTCATCAATATTATCACAGCAAACCGTCCAGTTCTCGAAGCTAAGGCTATTAATACCGATTATAAGTCGTTATCGCAGACATACTTAGCTAACGGTATACTAGATTACTATATGCGCGAGAAAAACCTTGAAACTATTATCTACGATGCTGTAGAAATGGCTACAGTATTGGGTTCTTCTTATATCGACATGGAATGGAACGCGACTGCTGGTGAATCACACGACTTTGATCCAGAAACCGGAGAACATTCGTACGAAGGAGAGATGGAATTCACTCTTTATGACCCATTGAGCGTTGTTGTTGACGGGACAAAGGAAAACTTCTACTCACAAGAGTGGGTTATCGTTCGTTCTTTTAAAAACCGATACAATTTAGCTGCTAAGTTCCCAGAATTACGCGATAAAATCATGTCAATGCCGACAAAAAACGAAATTTATAGCTACAAGCTACAAACTTTCTCAAATGACGACACTGATGATATCCCAGTATTCAAATTCTATCATAAAAAAACAGAAGCAATGCCGGAAGGACGATATTTATTGTTCGTAGCCTCTGATATTGTACTCTTAGACGTTCCATTACCATATAGAACGATTCCATTATTTAGATTGTCACCAGCAAACATCATGGGAACCCCACACGGGTACTCAGATATGTTCGATGTATATCCAATTCAGGAAGCAATCAACTCAACATACTCAGCAATCATTACAAATCAGAACGCTTTCGCTGTTCAGAACTTGTTTGTACCTCGCGGCGCAGATTTAATACATCAAGCTTTACCCGGTGGGTTAAATATTGTCGAAGGTAACGCTAAACCGGAACCTTTACAACTCACTCAAACACCTAGGGAAGTATTCGAGTTTGCTAAAGTACTAGAACAGTTGGGGGAAACTCAATCGGGGATCAATTCTGTTACTAGAGGAAACCCCGAGGCGTCTTTACGATCTGGAAACTCACTTGCGTTAGTACAATCTATGTCTTTGCAGTTCCAAAATACGTTTCAACGCAATTATGTGCGCTTTTTAGAGGATATTGGATCGTCTTTAATCGAAATACTAAAAGATTTCGCTAATACGCCGAAATTAATTGCTATTGTTGGTAGAAATAAACGTTCTTTTATGAAAGAATTTACCGGTGACATGATTTCTGACGTTAGAAGAGTGATTGTAGACGTTGGGAACCCATTAGCTAAGACAATTGCCGGTCGAGTTGAGATCGCAAACAACCTAGCTAACATGAAACTGATTAAATCACCAGAACAATACTTCGCCGTAATGGAAACAGGTCGAGTTGACACTCTTTATGAAGCAGATATGCAAGATATCTTCTTGATTAAACGTGAAAACGAGAACATGCTTGAAGGAAAACCAGTAATGGCGGATATTTTAGACCGACATTCGCTACATATTCAAGAACATAGATCGGTAATTAGCGATCCAGACCTTCGAGATAACCCAGAATTGACAGCAAATGTTCGTGCACATATCCAAGAACACATTGACATGCTTAGAACCGTTAATCCGGATCTATTAATGTTGATTAAAGAGCAACCGTTGAACCCAGAACAGATGGCAGGAGCACCGGGATTACCGCCGGGACCGATGAACCCTAATGTTGGGGCTAATATGGGCGCAAAAACCGCCACATTAGGCGCAACAACCGACGAAGTAATGAATCCTGCCGAATTAGGTGGACAGCAAGCCCCAGATCAGGCTATGCCGAATCAACCGACTGTTGATGCGTCACTTTTGCCGAATCCTAGTATCGACCCGAGAGCACAATAGTGGAAAAGTTCAACAAACTACTGAAAAAACTACAACCAGTTAAAGAACCAAGTGAGTTTGTTACAGATCCGTATGATAATGAGCGTATGAATGAAGATATTGCTCAGTATTCTAAGCAATTATCTCCCGAAGACCTAGAAAGGATACATTACGCAGAAAGTACGGGTGGAAAGTACTTAAAAAACCTAAAACCTGGGTCTTCTGCTACCGGACACTATCAAATTATCGATAAAACACGCAAAGAAGCTGAATTAGAGGCTAAAAAACAAGATTTAGACGAAGATACAGCTAATCCGTTACGTAAAGACGCGATTTTAATGAAAGCGCTTGTAAATAAGTATGAAAATGCACTAAAAAACGCTAAAAGTGGTCCACATGAACCTAATTTAGAGAATGTTTACCTATTACACAAAGGTGGCGTATCCGGCGGTTTAAATGCATTAAAAGACCCAAAAGACCCTAAATCTATCGAAAAATTCAAAGAAGTTAAGATGTTATTAGGTAGAAAGCCGAAAAGTAAAGAAAAAGAACCGAAACCCGCCGCAAACCTACTAGAATTACTAAAGGATCAATAATGGCTGATGTTCCTAAGAAACAACAAGAGTACTTTAATCGAATTAAGCGCGCTTTGGGTTCAGGAGACGAACAAGAGTTCGCAGATATTGTTCGACAGAAGAATCCACTTGCTATTCGAGAGGATTTGTCGAATATTCTTGGTCAACACGCTTTAGAAAACTATGATGAACCGCTAAACGTGTTTCAGGACAAGAAGTTACTTGAAAACGTTCCAACTGAATATACTAGTATGTCGAAAGGTATTGCTGGTCAGTATAATCCAACAACCGGTGGTATTTTGATGCCGAAGGCTAACCCAGAGCTTGCAAATAAACAAGCCGGGGTCTTAATTCACGAAGGCGGACATAAGATGGACGCTTTGAAAGGGTTTGACGCTTCAGAAGCCTTTGATCCTAAGTTATTGAAGAAGTTAGGTGGCGAAGCCGCGGAAGAAGCATTTGGTAAACACCACAAAGGTGGATTCTTTGAAAAAGAAGCACTTATGAAGTTATTACAGAATAAGAAACTATCAACGTTAGCACCGTTATTAAAAGCTGCCGGTCCAGCCGCTGCTTTATATGGAATGTCACAAGGTGATGTTTTTGCTGCCGACCCAACAGGGTTACTACAGACCGATGAACTAGGACAAGGCTCCGATGTTACAGAAATGCCTTCTGAGGCTAAAGAAACGAATAGACGATTTAAAAAAATTAGACAAACATTAGGGGTTGAATAATGGCTGATCCACGAATTGAGAAACAGTACGCAAAACTACTAGAACAGCGAGCAAAAGCTGCGGCTAGGAACGTTTCAGAGGGTCGTAGTCTTAATATGCCGGGTGTTCCATTGAATGACCCTAAAGCTCCCGCCGGAACGCTTAGTGAAGTCCTTGATACGTTAAGAACGCAAGGTAAAGCGACAAACTTAGAAGATACTATTAAAAAAACACCTACTGACATGATTGGAATTGACCCAAGTGTTCGTAATAAATCTAAGTTTCTTAATCTAGATAAAAAACTAGCAGGAATTGCAGATACAGCGGGTGATGTTGGTAAAGTAGTAAATGAAGAAGCTGGGCTTTTAAAAAACAAAGCAGGATTCGCTAAAATGATTCCTATGTTAGGTTTAGGTGCCGCAGGATTAGCCGGATTAAGTATTGCCGGAAAAGTACAAGCCGGTGAATTAGGTGAAGCCGGATTAGAAACCGCAGATTTAGCTACTGATTATGTACCGGGAGTTGGACAATTAAAAATGGCTTTACGTCCGACCGAATTGGGAAGTTCCGAGCTTCCAGAAGAACTTATGAAAGAACGCGAGATTTATAATGCAGCTAGACGCGGTAATGTAAATCAATCGAACGAACAACCTCTTCTAGAACCAGAAGACAGAGCCACTTATGACGATATGAAAAAGAAAATAAACTTTAATGTACTTAATCGGATTAAATAATGACAGCACCGATACCTAGTAAATTAGACAATAGACAAATGCTTCAAGGGGCGTACGATGAAGCTACTGGTAGTTTTAGAACAACGGCAGAGGCTACTATTGTAAACGCAGATATCGACGTATCGTTAGATTCAACCGAAGATAACGTAGCTATTAGAAGTTCTACGGGTATCGAGCTTAGTATTAATGCTGCTGGTGCTGCGAATATTGTAAGTACAGATCTTGGTGTCAGAGCTGATACTGTCGCAACAACAGATACTGGAACGTTCAGTCTTATATCTTTAATAAAAAGAGGACTACAAAACTGGACAACATTATTATCTAGAATTCCGGCTTTAGTGGGGGGTAAAATTCCAGTAGATGCGTCTAACTCGACCGGATTAACTGGAACAGTTACTGCAAATATATCAGTAAATGGTTCCCCGGTAACAGATAGTAATCCCGTTCCAATTAATAACCCGAGCGTTATTTCAACTTTAAATTCAACGACAACATTATTGGGTATCGGCGGAGTTTTTACCGGGACGTCAGAAGAAGTAAAAGATTATGCTAGTATTTCGGTTTTTTGTTTTTCAGATGTAATATCTACAACAAACGGACTATCAATTCAATGGTCAGCAAACGGTACAGATTGGGATGATAGCGATGATTATACAACAGATGCTTCAACCACTCGCTTTTTAACCTTCGGACCAGAAGCAAGATACTTCAGAGTTAAATATACTAATGGAGCAACAATACAAAGTGTGTTTAGGCTTCAGGTTATTTTTCATAGAACCTATATGAAGCCTTCTTCGCATAGAATACGGGATAATATATCTCCAGAAAACGATGCGGAATTAACAAAAGCTGTTGTTACCGCTCAAGATCCTAATGGTCTCTTTGTAAACGAAAGAGCGTCAGGTATTGACAACCTAAATACTACAACAACATTATTAGCAGCAAACGCTACTTGGACAGGAACATATGTTGATGCCTCTGCTTATTCAACGATCTCTATATTAATTAACTCAGATCAAAATTCGGCAATAGACGGAGCGAAGATACAATTTTCACATGACGGAATTACTGTTGCTCGTCAGGTTGTTACAACATTCCCCGGGAATACTAATGGTGCATTTTTTACGCTACCGGTAGAAGCAAAATATTACAGAATATCGTTTACTAATGGGTCTGTAGATCAAACTAGATTCATCATACAAACGCAACTTACTGTAGTGGTAACTGGTCCTGCAACAATTCCGGTTTCTGCAAAAGTTGATGACCTATCTTCGGTATTAGTGACCCGTTCGATTATTACCGGAAAATCAACAGACGGTAACTATATTAATCAGAGAGCTAGCGGTGTTTCAACATCAAATTCTACTGTAATACCATTAGGAGCTGGCGGAGTTTTTACTGGAACATTTGAAGATGTACTTGGTTATGCAAACGTTGCATTATCGGTCTTTGCTTCCCATAATTCAGCAACAGATGGGCTCGAAATTCAATTTTCTAGCGATGGTATAAATGTTGATGAAACTGATTTATATACAATTAATTCATTAACCGGTAATCAATTATCGTTTGGTGTAATTGCACGATATTATAGAGTAAAATATACAAATGGGGCTACACAGCAAAGTTCGTTTAGATTAACGTCTCTTTATCATATTGCAGCACCAAAACCTTCTTCGCATAGAATAGAAGGAACAATTACTGGACAAAATGATGCAGAACTTACAAAGGCGGTATTAACGGGTAAAACCCCAGATGGTGTTTTTGAAAACGAAGGAGTTTCTGGAATAGTGTCATCCAATTCGTCAATTGTTGCATTAGGAATTGGTGGATCTTTTCAGGGTGCTTATTTTGATACAAGCGGGTTTTCTGCCGTTTCATTCGCCTGCTTATCTAGCACTATCGGAACAATGATAATTGAAAGTTCAGACGATGGGACAAACATTATCCGAACTTCAACACTAGATGTTTTATCAAATACCCCATTTTATATTGCGCAAACTTCAGTCGGTAAATATATTAGGATTAGATTTAATAATACTAGTGGTATTGCACAAACTTCATTTCGTCTTCAAACAATGATGAAGATGTCACAAATTAGCGCGACAGCTCTTACAATTAGTACACCGATTAATGCAAATGCAATAGCATTAACTAGTCGAGCAGTTCTTGCGGGACAGCAAGAAAATGGAACTTTTTCAAACGTTGGTTTATCGAATGCCGCCAGTGTAAAGGTTGCAGTAACCGATAGACCTAGCGAAGTTAGAAGTCGAACTAGGATTGAGAAACAAATATTTAACACAGCACTAACCGCTGTATCAACAACAGTTCATACTGTAACGGGCGGAAAAACCTTTTATTTGGAGTCTATGATTATTTCTGCGTTAAATAATGCCAACGCTATTGGTGAATGGAGAATTGCCGACGATGGTGTGGATAAGATTGGGTACTTAGTGGGTGAAAAAACCACAGGAACCGCTGCTACTTTATCTAGCTCATCACCCGCCCTACCGGAACCTATTCCTTTCACGACAAGTTTTAATGTGAGAGAAATAAGCGGCGACATCTTTCTCAGTATTTACATTATAGGGTATGAAGAATAATGAAAGTAAGACTACGACACAATGAACATATAACAAAAAACATAACTTACATACGTTCGGAAAAAACTACCGCCGTTCGTAAAAAATTAATACTCGCGACAATATCTCTAGTATTGTCAATAATACTGAACGGTTATTTAACTTATAAGCTATACTATTAACAACTATATATAAATGAGTCCTACACCAATTACGGTATGGACAATAGCACTGTAGCCCTTTTAGGGAGCACCACGCTAAGGAGTATATTATGTCTGAAGAAAACTTTGGCGAATCCGCCGATTCACTCGATCTTGATCCTATTGAAACTGAAGAAATTGTAGAAGAAGTATTAACCCCGGTTGAGAAAAAACGCATCAACTCGTTGAAACTTAAGTACAATGGTCGCGAGATTGAAGAAAAATTACCGTTTGATATTGATGACAATCCAGAAGCTATCGAGTATATGACTCGTCAACTTCAGCTTGCGAAAATGTCACAATCGAAAGCACAAGAAAGCGCAAGTCTTGAGCGCGAAGTTATTGCGTTTATGCAAGAACTTAAAACTAATCCACGTAAAGCTTTGTCAAATCCAATGATTGGGCTAGACATTAAACAATTGGCGGCAGAGATACTAGAAGAGGAAATTGAGAACTCTCGTAAATCTCCTGAACAATTGAAGATTGAACAGTATGAAGCGCGACTTAAAGCTATCGACGAAGAACGTCAGCAAGAAAAAGAAGAATCAGAGCGTAGAAGCTATGAGCAGGTTTTAGAGCGTTCGTATGAAAAATACGATACAATGCTCGCAAATGCTCTAGATTCGAATCCTGACCTAGAACCATCAGCTTACGTTGTCGATAAAATGACTAAGTATATGTCGATTGCTGTAGATGAGGGATATGAGCCAGATATGGACATTATCGCTAACATAGTTCGTGAAGAGGTTAACGCAGATTTAAAGCGTCGTGTGAACACTTTATCCGCCGACCAACTTGAAGAATTCTTTGGAAAAGACATACTAGATAAGCTAAGAAAGAACAGATTGGCGTCGGCTAAAAAAGCCCCAACACCAATGAAATCAATAGCTAAGGACGTCGCAACAAAGAAACCCGAACAAAAACCAGCAGCTACAAAACAGTCTATGAGGGATTTTTTCGGTATATAAATAAGATTTTTAACAACTATAGATGTAACCTATTGGATGTAGACAAACGAGATTTTCTGTTACCTCTCCGGGCGGAAATACCAAATTTGATTAAAGTGCAACTCGGCTACGTTTTAAATGCTACTATTAACAATAATTTTCTAAACACGGAGTACTAAATGTCAACAAGTAACACATTCTCGACGCCCGATAACGTCGTTGGGAACCTTAACGGTTTTTTTAAAGAACAATATGCTGACAAACTTAAGGATTTAATTCCTGAAGGTTTGAAAGTAATTAACGCAATCCCGTTCGCTGCTAAAGAAAAACAAGGTGGTAACTTATTTCACCAACCTGTAATTCTTGGTATGGAGCACGGGGTAACTTTCGCTTCTTCTGACGAAGATGCTTTTAACCTTCTTCCAGCTATCGCAGGACAAATCAAAGATGCACAAGTTCGTGGTAACCCAATGGTTATGCGTTCTATCCTTGGTTATGCTGCCGCTTCACGCGCAATGAAAGGTGGAGCACAATCGTTCATGGAAGCTACTAAATACTTAGTATCTAACATGCTACGCTCTATGTCTAAAAAACTAGAGATCCAAATGCTTTACGGACAAAAAGGATACGCCGGTGTAGAATCTGCGGTTCTTGTTGGTACGCCAACTCTTATCACAATTGCGGACGCTGAATGGGCTCCGGGAATTTGGGCAGGAGCTGAAGGTATGCCAATCGATATTTACGATTCAACTCTTGCTACTCTTCGCGGGTCGTTCGTTGTTGCTTCTGTAGATATGGACGCTAAAACTATTACTGTTACCACATCAGCTTTCGCTGCTGGCGTAACTACTGCTGACGTAATCTTCCACAAAGGTGCGAAGGATCACGAGTTTGCTGGTATCCACAAGATTCTAGAAACTACTTCAGGAACTATGTTCAACATTAACGTTGGATCATATAACCTTTTCAAAGGTAACTCTTATCCAGTTGGTGGAGCCCTTTCATTCGCTAAGATGACTAAAGCTGCTGCTAGACCGGTCGAAAAAGGATTGGATTCTAAGCTTACAGTATTCGTTAACCCACGCGGATGGGCTGATCTATTAAACGATCAAGCTGCTCTTAGAAAGTACGATTCTTCTTACTCTCCAGTTAAAGTTGAGAACGGTTCTAAATCAATCGTTTTCCACTCACAAAACGGTGACCTAGAAATCGTTCCTTCAATCTACGTTAAAGAAGGGTACGCATACGGGTTGGCACTTGATGAATGGTCAAGAGTTGGTTCTAGCGATATCACTTTCAAACGTCCGGGACAAGGGGAAGATTTCTTCCGTGACCTTGAAAACTCGGCTGGTTACGAGATGAGACTTTACACGGATCAAGCAGTATTCTGTTGCGCTCCGGGTAAAAACGTTCTTCTTACCGGAATTGTTAACGCTGCCTAATCTCTGATTTTATAGGGCTCACTTCGGTGGGCTCTTTTTGATTTAACAACATTTTAAAAAAAGGATATACTATGTCATCATCTTACTCACCTAAAGACTCAGTCAACGCTGGTCGTGCTTTAGAAACACAAACAATTTGTGCGGTCCTTGATATCTCAACGGCAGACGCTGTAGGTTCAGACGTTGCGTCTGTAACTGCTTCTGGTGCTATCATCACTAAATCTATCCTACTTGACGTTGGACAACCAGTAAAGGCTTGTTTGGGTGTTAGAGTAACAGATAGAGCAACCGGTGCTATCGTAGTTGCAAACTCTGCCCCAAGTTTGGCTGTTGCTAACAAGATCTCAGTATCTGTTATCGGAACCGCTCATACTTCAGTTCTTGCTGAATTCATCTACATCGTATCTTAATCTTCTAAGCTACCGTAAAATCATCGCCCTAGCGTTCTGCTGGGGCTTTTTTATATTAAGTATCTAGATTAACAACTATACTTAGGAGAAATTATGCCCACAATTACCATAAAAGGAACCCCGATAGCAATTCCAAGTTCTGGACAATCTCCAAACTGGTCCCCAGCAATTATCGAAGCGTTTCAAGCACTTGCTGACGCTGTAAACGTTTTTACCGGTACTTTCGACGTCGCCCCTCAAGCTAAAAACATCGACATTTATAACGCATCTTCTAATATTGATATTGACAATTTAATATTTCCTCCTACAGACGTTCGCGCCGTAACTGTATTTTATACTGTTTATCGCAAAACTACAGAGTCTGTTCCCTTAGCTGGCGATGGTCAAGAAGTTGCAGAATCAGGCACTTTAGAGATCGTATATAATAACTCACGTCCGTCTAACCAAAAATGGGAAATTGGACGAATGGGAGAAGGCGACGCATTTATAGATTTCAACGTTACCGATCTTGGTCAAGTACAGTTTTCGACAACAGCGCTTACCGGAATCGATCATACTGGCATAGTTTCATACCGCGCGCTCTCAATTCTTAATTCGAACTAATTACAAGGACTTATATGGCATTAAATTTCAAAACTATTTGGTCTGGATTAAAAATTAAAGCTAAAGCAGTCCTTACTTCGGACGCTCTAGGTGAAATTGAAACTTCATCAGTAACGAACAAAACCTACTTACATAATGGAACTACCAGATCGCCAATACTAACCGAAGCTCAGTCTGCGGTTCTTATTAACAAAGACCTAGTTGATTCCACTACTGCTATCATTGACTCTATCGACGATACTATCGAAATTAAGTTTGATGCCGCAGGCACTACAGCTACGTCTACAACTATCGCCAGTTCACAAACCGTTAATAGAACGTTGACTTTACCTGACGCCACAGATACTTTAATCGGTAAAGCAACAACTGATACTTTAACGAACAAAACGTTAAGCGACACTACAACGGTTATCGCAGATTCTGTTGATCCTAGTATTCAAGTGAAAGTAGACGCCGCCGGCACTACTTCAACTAGCACAACTATCACGTCTTCTCAAACAGTAAATAGAGTATTAACGCTACCAGACGCTACTGATACGTTAGTTGGAAAAGCGACAACTGACACCCTTACAAATAAAACAATCGACGCAAACGGTACCGGTAACAGTATCTCGAATCTTGAAACAGCAGATTTAGCAGCCGGAGTATTAAACGTTTCTACAACAATGACCGGAGCCTCAGATACTCAAGTTCCTTCTGCTCTAGCTATTAAAACATACGTTGATAATAACATTTCAGCACATGACGCAGCTTCAGAAATTACATACGATAATACAACGTCAGGATTACTCGCAGTAAATGTACAAACTGCTATTGATGAGGTTGATTTTGACCTAGATGCTGTACAATTAATCTTGGGTGACCACATTGCGGATACTACAGACGCACATGATGCTAGTGCTATCTCTAGTGTTGCTTCCGGTAACCTCATCGCCACCGACGTTCAATCCGCTCTCAACGAACTTCAAACCGACGTTGATACTCGCGCCACTGCTACAGCTTTAACCGATCACATTAACGATACTACAGACGCTCACGATGCTTCTGCGATCTCTTCAGTAGCTAGTGGTAACCTCGTCGCAACAGACGTTCAAGCCGCTTTAAACGAGCTACAATCAGACGTTGATACTAGAGCGTTAACTACCGGCGGATCGATAATTACGCCCGCTCGTCTAGATATGAAACAAGACACCTTAGCTAACCTTACAACATACGCAAGTACTGCAACAGACGGACAGTTAGTATTTGCAACAGATACTGAAGAATCGTTCGTTGTTAATAACGGTCTTTTAGAACCGGTTGGTGGCGGAGGTATTTCTGCTTGGATTACAGCAGAAGCTTACGTTATTGATGATAAAATTGAAATTAATAATCGCTTATATAAATGTCTTGTTGCCCATACTTCAGGTACATTTGCTACAGATTTAGCAGCAGTTAAATGGGTGCGCTTGGATAATCAAGCAGATGACCTTTTAGGTGTAGTTCCTGTTGCAAATGGTGGAACCGGGTTAAGTACAGTTGGTACCGAATCACAAGTACTGAAAGTAGTAGCCGGTGTACCAGCTTACGCCGATACTCCTAATACGTTTAAAAACTACATCACGGCTACCGATGGTAAAACTATCGGCGCGTGGGTTACTTATGCAGACGCTGCTGGTACGAATCCTGTAGATGGTACTGGCGGAGTTGCTACAGCAACATACGCTGTATCTACAAACTCCGATTTAAGAGGAACGACAAACTTCCTATTCACACATACTGCTGCTAATAATCAAGGTAACGGCTTTAGCTACGATTTTACAATCGAACCTGCTGATAAAACAAAAGTACTGCAAATTTCGTTCGATTACATGGTTGCTTCTGGAACGTATGCTAATGACGATTTACAGTTCTGGATTTACGACGTAACAAACGCTACGTTAATTCAACCGGCTCCGTTTAAATTAAAGAACTCAGGGATTGTTGAAAAGTTCGCGCTAGAATTTCAAGCGTCTACTTCGTCTTCATATCGCTTAATCGGACATGTTGCCACAGCTACTGCAACAGCATATACGTTGAGATTTACTAATTGGAGATTGGGGCAGCAACAAAAAGCTTACGGTAGCGCTGTTGTATATCTAGGTACATTTACCCCAACATTTTCCAATGTTGTACTCGGTACAGGTGGAACCTCTTTTGGTAGAAAGTATAGAATAGGTAATATTGCTCGTTATGAAATTGGATTTACCTTGGGAACTGGAGGTAGCTTAACGTCATTATTAATCTTTACCACCCCAGAATCAATAGACACCGGAATATTAAATACATCATCAAGCGTACTTGGTTCAATGCTTGGTGTTGGTAGCGCTAATTATCCTGGGGTTTCGAGTTATTCTAGTGGAAATACAGTTGTTTTTAAAACAGACGTATCAAGTGGAAACGTAAGTTCAACTATACCGTTTACTTGGGTGAATGGTAACATTTTTAGTGCAACCATTGATGTCCCAATCGCCGGCTGGTCATCTTCCCAAGTAATGTCCAACGATGCTGATACGAGGGTGGTTAACTTTGTCGGATACGTAGCAAGCAATCAGGCGTTAACTGCTAACGTGACGGATTTACCGTTGACTGCTTTAAAAGATACTCACTCATGTTGGAATGGCACCGGATGTGTAATTAAAGTTCCTGGGGACTATCAAATAAGTTCGGTTCTTTTGACTACTACGGGATCAGGAAATGCCACTGTTTTTGTGAACGGCTCGTCTGGAAAGCTAATTCAGGCACTATCGACATCGATTTATTACTCAGGGAATAGAACTCTTTATGATCTAAAAGCCGGTGATGTTATATCAATTAGGGCAGACGCAGGGGTTACTATTTTTGGAACAACTCAATCGATGATTTCAATCACCAAAATCTCAGGCCCCTCCCAAATCGCTGCCTCGGATTCGGTTTCTGCGCTTTATACAGGTGCACCTCCTACGGGAACGCTTTCAGCGGCGATTAACAATGTAACCTTTGGTACTCTGGTCAAGGACTCCCATAATGCTTACAAAACATCAACCGGAGGGGGTTATACCGCAGGAGATTATGTTGTACCAGTAAGCGGGACTTATTCAATCGTTGCGCAAACCCAACAAACTTCAACTTATTCTAGCGTTAGTCAATCAGCCAATACTTATATTTTTATAGATGGGGTTCAAGTGATTACATCTGAAAATGCAGCGAGAGTTGCTGGAATTTCACAAAGGCTAACAACTACAGTTGAAGCATTGTCTATTCCACTTTTGACCGGACAGAAGGTAACTATAAAATCTTACAATGATGGCCCTACGCCTACATTCTCAAGTGCCCCTAGTGGAAATTTCTTCTCAATCGTCAGAACAGGGAATTACTAACATGAAAAAACTAATCATAAAAAACAGACAAAACGAAGTCCTGCAAACTGCCAATTTTGAAACCGACGAAGTACTAAACGATTTTATCGAAGTACTAAAGCAAGGCGCGTGGGGTAAACCAGAACATCAAATTGAAGTCTCTCCTGAAGTTTTAGATGAAGAAGGTAACGTAATTCAAGAAGCTACCTTTGAAACTATTCCTGCCGAGTACACCGTCGAAATTCTCGATATCACCGCCGAAGTTGAGCAGCAACGAATTAACATCGAGGCGCTTCAGTATTTAGCGTCCACAGATTGGTTAATTGTTCGCGAATCAGAAACACAAGTAGTTTGTCCGGCTGATATAAAATTAGAACGCGCTGCTGCTAGATCACGAATTAAATAGGAGACTGTATGTTAGACCTTTCTGTAATTTTACGTTGCCTTCAGTTGTACGCACACCATGCTCATCATATCGCAGCTAGAGTGGTTTTTAGCCAAGATCACGAGTTTCTTGCTGAGATCTATACTAAGGCTGAGACTGACTATGACAACGTTATAGAGCGGTTTATTGGACTTAAGGGAGATGCAGCTTTAGACGAAAATAAAGTATTGGCGTCGGCTTGTTCTAAAGTACAGGCTTTGCCTTTAAAAGACGCGAAAGAAAACAAAGAAATGCTTAAAGTATGTTTGGATCTAATTAAGCAAATTAACGCTAAAATCGAGACGTTGTGTAAAGACCCAAAGGCTACGCAGGGAACTATACAGATGTTGGGAAATATTGCTGACGCCAACGAAATTTTAATATATAAACTTAATCAACGACTCAAGTAATTACGAGGACTTATGCCTTTTAAATCAAAAGCTCAGGAACGTTTCTTTTACGCTAGACTGAACGCTAAGCGAAATCAAAAAGATGGACCTTCGAAAGATGTTGCGGAGAAGTTTGTTAAAGATTCCGCCGACGAACCAGAACCAAAAGTTGAACGATTCTCTAAGCTTAAGAAGAAAATGAAAAGTAAGTAGTCGCGCAATATACTAATTAACAACTATAGATGAGGCTTATTGTCTCATTTCTATTATTTACAGGGGTTTATAAATGAAGAAATTGAACGAGATTGAGAAAAAAGCCGGGTCTAAAGTTCTTGACGAATTGAGAAAACACGCACAATCAATGATGAGTGGTAAAATGAAGGGACTTAAAAAAGTTACAGTCGCTTCTAACACGCCAGAAGGACTTAAAAAAGGTCTTAGCACCGCAGAGAAAATACTAGAAAGTAAAAAGAATATCTCTAGCGATCTTCTTGAACCGGAAGAAGAATTAGAGAAACAAACTGAAGACGATAGTTTAGAACACGAGTCAGAAGAATCCCCAGAATACGAAGCTGGCGAAAACGAAGGTGAAGAAGAGAACCTTTCTGAAGAAGAATTAGACGCTAAAATTAAGCACTTGATGTCGCTTAAAGCTAATATTAAGAAGTAATTCCTCTTTAACAATTAACGAGGAGTTATTAGGTGGCTAATAAACCGTATCTTACTTCTAACGATTTAATCGAGACGATAAAACTTAATTCGGCGTTTCCGTTATCTCAAGTAACGTACTCCGATGAAGATCTACTTAAGTTTGCGAACCATGAGCTATTTTTAGCTCAAGTTCCGTCTATTCTTCAGTATCACGAAGATTACTTCTCTTATAGAGAATCTATCCCGCTTAAAATTAATAAGTCGCGCTATGATATTCCATACCGAGCAATTGGTCAGAAAATCTACGACGTATACTACAACGATCCGGGAGCTGGTGGTCACTTACGTAAATTATCGCGTATTGACTCTGCTGATAAAGCGTTCTTTCAGTTTAATAATAACGGGTACATTACCCCTGCTCATTATTATTTCGAGGCTAATCAAGTTTGCCTCACTACTGAAATTGGTGAAGCAATTACCGGTAATTTAATCTTTGTATACTATTTACGACCGAACAATTTAGTATTAGATAATAAGGCGGCGATTTGTGAAAGTTTCACCCGCGAGCTTACTATTGACATTACCACAATGATTGCAGGTGATACATTTACTATCGGATCTACTGTATTTACTGCTGGTACAAGTTTTGTAATTGGCGCAACATCTGTTTTAACTGCGTCGAACTTAAGTAACGCAATTAACGCACAAGGCGATAATACTGCAACAGTAACTAACGCTGTTGTTACAGTATATTATGAAGAACTAAGTACAGTTCTTTCTAGCTCGAATGTCGCAGCGATTGCTATTGACGTTTTGCAAGGAATTCAATTCGATCAAGTTCCAGCCAACATTACAAATAGTTCTCTCGTTGATTTCTTAAAAAGAAAGGGTGGACATAGAACCTATACTTTCGACATTAAGCTGGGTAAGAACGTAGTATCTAGTAATATCATAAAGTTTCCAGTCGCTAATATTCCAGAAGACTTCGAGATTGAGGATTATATTTGTTCTCAGTTTGAGTGTATTATTCCGCAAATTCCAAGTGATCTACATAGTTTACTTGCGGAAAGAACCGTGGCAAGAATACTAGAAGCCCAAGGTGATATGCAAGGATTACAAACAGCCAACGCTAAAATTGGTGATATGGAATCTAGACAAGCTACGATGATGCAGAACCGAGCAGAAGGTTCGCCGCGTAAAGTATTTAACCGAAACAGTTTACTGAGATACGGTAAAGGTGTTAACGGTAACCGAACAAAAGTTTAAGGATAACAAATGGCAAGTACTGTAGTATTAAAAGCGGCAGGGTTATATACTTCGCCGAATCAATTATCATTGCCAGACGGCGCTCTTTCAGAAGCGTCAAACGTTTTAATTCGTCGTGACGGAATCATTGAACAACGTCGTGGGTTTAAAATCTACGGTAATTCTGCTGGGTCTAGTTCTGACAGATTCAAGCAACTTACAGTATATCGCGGTAGAATTATACGTCACATTACAAACCAATTAGAGTACGATTCTGACGGCGCTGGACTTTTCCAGAATTTCACCGGATCATATACTGAAGCACAAGTTGGTGCTAGAATGAAGTTTATCGAATCAAACGGTAACCTTTACTTTACAAGTTCTAACGGTATTCAGAAGATTTCAGTAAAAACCGCAAATGATCTAAATACTGCCGAAATTACAAAAGCTGGCGCGGCGAAAGCTATTAACATCGAAGGTACTGTAGTTTACGAAGCGAACAATTCTACTGGTTTCTTGCCACAGGATTCAGCGGTTGCTTATCGAGTACTATGGGGTTATAGAGACGCGAATGATAACTTTATCGCCGGTTCTCCGTCGCAACGAGAGCTTGTATATTATTATCAGTTAAACTCTATGCTTCTAGATTACATGCGCTTATTGAGCGTTTTAGACTCGTTTGCGAACACACCACTTACTACTGCTAGAATCAACGACAAAAACTACATCTCAGTTGTTGGGGTCTCAGCTAGTTCTTCTACATCAGATTTACGCTCTAAGCTTATTTCACTTGCAACAAAGTTAGACACCGACATACTATTAGCCGACGGAGTAGCTGCCGCGCCTCTACAAATAACGGCAGTTCCAACAATTACTACCGGAGTCTGTACTGTAACGTTTGTGTCAGGCGATCCTTCTCAGTATGTGTCCGCTGGGTCGATTATTAATCTCACAGGGTTTACACCAACCACTGGTACAATAAACGGTCAGCAAACTGTTGTCGCAGTTAATACTACTACACTTACGTTTAATACTACAGCAACTGGTCCAGTTACAATGTTATCGCAGGTTATTAACTCTGGTGAATTTCGTTCGATTACTGAACCACCAACAGTTCAAGTTCCGCCTGTACATATCGACAATCTTGACATTCAAGCATACTTCCTTAGTATTGTTGCGAAGTTAAGAACTTTGCCGGATTTAATTATCTCAGCGGCAGACCAGTTACTACTAGACACTGTTGACGCAACAACTACAGCAAACGTCGAATTAACGATTACGATTCCACAAGATATCGATGCTAAGTACTTCTATCAAGTATATAGATCGGCGATTTTTACGGCATCTGATAACATCTCTTTAGGTGACGTTACGCCGAATGACGAACTTCAGCTTGTTTACGAAGCTTATCCAACTACCGCAGAATTAGCAGCTAGCTCTTTAACCGTCGTTGATATTACGCCCGACGATTTTAAAGGCGCGAACCTTTACACTAATAACTCAACCGGCGAAGGTATTTTACAAGCAAATGAAATTCCACCGTATGCTGTAGATATTAACCGTTACAGAAACGTTGTGTTTTATGCAAATACTAGAACGAAACATAAGCTATTGTTTAACCTTTTAGGGGTTCAAGCAATGGTTAACGACTATAACCTAGGTACAATCCCTAGTATTACGATTTCAACGATTGGCGGAACAAACACATATACTTTTGTTACAGGACTGCAAGAAGTTTCAACCGTTACAACTTTAGCAAACGCTGTGGATTCTTTAAATGGTCTGTACTTTTTAATTGACTCAGCCGCTGGTAATCAATTCTGTGTTTACATTCAATCTACCGGAACTGTTGTAAATCCGGTACCAGCTAGAACCGGGATTAAAGTAGTAATTCCGTCAACCTGTACAAATCAAGTTGTTGCGGAAGCTATTAGAGATCAGTTATCTGTACAATTACAAGACTTTTCAGTATCGTCTGCGTTAAACGTTGTTACAGTTACGAACGTAGCTTTTGGTGCAGTTCCCGATTTAACCGCTGGAACATCAGGATTTACTGTCGCTGTTACTGTTCAAGGTCGCGGGGAAAATATTGCAAACAAAGAGGTACTTCTAAGCACAAATGCTTCGCCAGCAATTGCTGTAGATGAAACTGCTAGAAGTTTAATCCGCAACATTAACCAGAATTCTAGCGAAAGTATCTACGGGTTTTATCTTTCTGGCGCTTTTGACGTGCCGGGAAAAATGTTACTAGAGTCTAGAGATTTACAAACTACGGACCAGTTCTTTTTAATCGGAAACAACGACAATACTGGGAACTCTTTTAATCCGTCGATTAGTCCAGAAACTAGTATTACGTCGATTACTACCGGGGCAAATCCTGTAATTACAACAACTGCCGCACATGGTTTAACGAACTTAGACTTTGTTTCAATTGGTAATACTAATTCAACACCGACGGTTAACGGCATCTACGAGATTACGTATATTTCACCAACAAGCTTTAGTATTGAAGCTCCTGCGACAGTAACAATTGCTGGAACCGCCGGTGCTATAATTTCAACCGTCGAGTCTACAACTTCTCAAAACGAAGTTAAGCCGAACCGTGTATACTACTCAAAGTTATACCAACCAGAAGCTGTTCCCACTACAAACTATTTCAACGTCGGGGCGGAAGATAAAGCGATTCTACGTATTTTTCCTTTGCGCGATTCTTTATTCGTTTTCAAAGAAGACGGGTTATATCGTATTTCAGGAGATTCAGCACCGTTTCAATTAAACTTGTTTGACTCAAGTTTTAACGTTACTGCACCAGATTCAGTTACTGTAGTGAATAACGTTATATTTGCTTGGACAAACCAAGGTATCCAAAGTTTAACCGAAGGTGGGGCGCAAGTTGTTTCACGATCAATCGACAATCAAGTACTTAAACTTGGGTCAGTAAACTACACAAACTTTAAAACAGCAACTTGGGGTATTGGGTATGAATCTGATAACTCATACTTAGTTGCCACTGTTACAGATTTTGATGACGCGGTTGCTACAAAAATCTTCCGCTTTAGTACTTTAACACAAAGCTGGACAACCTACGATAAAACAAATAGTTGCGGGATCATTAATAATACTGACGACAAGCTATATTTAGGCGCTGGCGACACTAATTTCTTAGAGCAAGAAAGAAAAGCGTTCGATAGAACAGATTTCGCTGATAGAGAGTTAAGTACTTCTCTACAGAACCAGTTTTTAATTAGCCCAACAATCGTTAAACTAAACTCAATTACCGGATATGAAGTAGGTGATGTTGTTGTTCAGAATCAATCCTTTACAACGTTTGATTTTAATACAATGCTCACTAAACTAGACAACGATACCGGAATAGCGGATAGCACGTTTTTATCTACGTTGGTGCTATTAACTGGAGATAATCCACGTACTCGATTATTAGCACTTGCTGCTAAACTCGATACAACGGTTAACGTCGTTGCCACTGATTACAAATCAACTATTGACGATTATTCCGGCACAATTACCGCAATTTCTGGTGCTAACCCTACAGTAATCACTAGCGCTGCACATAATTTAATTACCGGGCGTGTTATTGAAATTACAGGGTCTGACAGCACTCCTTCAATTAACGGAATGTACACAGTAACAGTTATTAACGCTAATACTTTTAGTATTCCTGTGTCGGTTAAAATCCCCGGAACGGTTGGATTTTGGCAAACATCCGGGCAGAACTTTTCAGACCTACGAGTTTGTTATAATAACGTTATGACAAAGTTGAACGCCGATAACGGAGTTTCGTTTAATAACTATAGATTGAATACGGCAAATACTATACAAGAAGCGATAATTACAGAAGTTAACCCTGTTACGAAACAGTTAACGTTGAATATTGCGATTGATTACCTAGTTGGCGCAATTACTATTTATAAAGCGATTCAGTCTATCGTTAAGTATTCACCGATTACAATGGGTGACCCGTTAATGTTAAAGCATTTGCGCGAATCTACGTTAATGTTAGAAACGAGAAATATTACAAGCGCGACGATGTCTTTTGCTTCCGATCTACTTCCAGAACTTATCCCAGTACCTTTTAGATTAGACGGGAACGGTATTTTTGGACATAATAGCTTTGGTGAAGGATACTTTGGTGGATTATCGAATTCTGCACCTTTCAGAACGTTTATCCCGAGACAATGTCAACGTTGTAGATTTATTGTTATTAAGTATGAACATAAAGTTGCGAGAGAGGATTATAGACTACTGGGAATAACGATTACTGGCGAAACTGGACAATCTTCTAAGGCATACAGGTAATATATGAAACTATCTAATTTTAAACGAATTATCAGTACTGACTTTGAAGAAGAAGACCAGAAGCTCATAGAGCTTTTAGGTCGTAACTTAAACGACGGTATTGACGGGCTTTATTTTGCGCTTAATAATAAGCTTACGTTCGAGGATAATTTCCTCGCCAGCGTAAAGGATATTGAGGTGACCGTAGGAACTACAGGAACCCCAACAACCCGCACATCTATACTATTAAGTAACAACCTACCGGTTAAGGGAACGTTCGTTATATCGGCTGTAAACAAGACAAACGCAACGAGTTATCCAACGTCTGCACCGTTTATATCGTTTACCCAAAACGGCACAGCTTTGTTTATTGAGAACATTACAGGACTTGTTGCTAATAACAGATACATCGTACGGTTTATAGCTTTTAATTAAAACTTAATTAAGCGCGTTTTATATACTGATTAACAACTATATACAGAGAACTATTGAGGGGCAATATGGCGAATGAACAAAATCCAAACATGAGTCGTTTATTTCAGACCGCAGGTAGCACGCAAGCTAAACAAGGTACTGGTTACACGAACTTAGGGCGACTTTTAAGCGCAAGTAAAGATAATTTACTTGGACAGAAAGTTGCGGGAACTATTGGAAGTCAAGTTGGTGGGGTTCAACAACAATTAGCTGAACAACAAAAAGCGTTCGGTGAAGAGTCAGAAAAATCAAAGATTGGCGGTCAGAAAGATATCGAGCAACGTGAAGCAGTATTGGGTAGATTTACATCGCATTCTGGCGCTGGCGGCGAAGCTACAGATGAAGACGTTTCAGCGTTTGAACGTTTTAGAAGCGGTCAGTATGCTGGTCCCCAAGGTTTAAAAGACACATCTGCTTTAAAAGGAACCGCGCAACAATTACAAGGTCAAGTATCTAACTTTTCACCTTCTGGAACACAGGAACTTTTACGACGTTCAGTTGGTGGCGATCGTTATACTCAAGGACAACAAAGACTTGATACGTTACTTATGGACAAAAGTAAGCTCACCCCAATTGCTAGACAAGCCCAAGGTCTTGGTCAGCAAATTAGCAGAGCAGATTTAGCAGCTTCTGGACAAGCAGAGCTACAAAAAAACCTCGCACAACAATTCGCTAAAGAAACGCAGGAAAAGTTAACCGGTGGTATGGGCGGAATTGAAACTGATGTACAAAAAAGATTATCAGAAGCTCAATTAGCTGAAGGTGCGAGACAAGCAAAAATTCAAGCAGTACAACAATTTCAACAAGATGCTTCTAAAAGGGGTGGAGGAAATACGTACGGTCAATTAGATTATTTAAAGAATTTATTATCGAGCCAAGGTGCAGATGCTGATGAAATTAAACGAGTATTAGGAGGAGGATCAGCAGTAACTGCTGAATCTGAGAGACAAAAGGTATTGAGTGATATAGATCAAGTTGCAAAAAATCGAGCAGCATCTAGTAAAATTGGCAGTATTGCGAGGTCACCGTATGGTAAAGTTAGTTTCACGGATCCTAGTCTACAATCAAAATATGAAACAGTTAGTTACGATGATATGGGAACTAGAGTATTAGGCACAGACTTGGGTAGATTGTCTGGTGATATATATGGTGGAAAATTAAGTCCCGATGTATTGAAAAATATTAATGCCAGTGTTGGTTATTTTGATGACTTAACAGGACAGGCTGGCAGTGGTAACTTTTCTGGTAGTTTATTTGATCTTGGTAATCAAGAATATAAGAACTGGATTCCTCAACTTCAACCAGAAATTAATACAACAAATGAAAGGTTTTATGGAAGTCTTGGTCAAGCCGGTCAATCGTTAAAAACCGGATCACAGGAACAATTCTATAAAGACTTGGCGACCCGCTTAGCAAATTCCCAAGGTGCCCAAAATCTAACAGAACAAGGATTGGCTTCTACGCAACAACGAGCTTCTTATGAGGCTCTTAATAAGCTTCTGGGTAGAACACCTTCTGAGTCTAAGTATAAAACAGTACAGCAACAGATTGACCCATATACCGGCAAACCAATAGAGGATACGTCTTTCTATAAAGCCGGACAGTATAAATTAACTTAATGAATATTTTAAGAGGTAAATAATGGAACCAATGACAATGGCAATCGCCGGATCAATCGCAGCGCCCGTACTCGGGGGGTTGGTTGGTAACATTCTAGGAAGCTCAGATCGTAAGCGTCAGCAAGCAGCGATGGCTGCGGCTTATCGTCAATTAGAAGCAGTCGGAGTTCCACCCGATTTATCTAAAGAAATAATCATGCGTGAGTTTCAATCTCAGGGAATTTTAACCCCAGAGCTTGAACAAGATATCCACTTAGGTGAATCGCAAGTTTCGCAAATTAAAGAAGACCCCCGTTTAAAGTCTGCTCAAATGGAAGCACTTGGAACGTTAGGTCAAGTATCTCGCGGCGGTTTACAAGCTGGTGATAGACAAGCTTATAACGAACTTCGCGCTGCTACTCAAAGAGACGCAGAAGCAAAGAGACAACAAATACTACAACAAATGCAAGCACAAGGTATGGGCGGCGGTGGAGCTAGTTTGATAGCTCAGCTACAGTCTGGACAAGCGGCAGAAGATACAGCGTCTGCACAAGGTGATAGACTTGCTGCACAAGCGTCACAAAACGCTCTACAAGCGTTAAGTCAACGTGCGCAACTTGCTGGTTCAGTACGGGGTCAGGATATGTCAGCGGAAGAAATGAGAGCACGAGCTATCGACGATAGAAACCGTTTCTTGTATGAAAATTCAGCGTCTAGACAACGTTCAAATGTTGGCGCGTTAAATCAAGCACAACAAGCAAATTTAGCTAATAGACAACGCTTAAGTGAGATGAACGTTTCACAAGCAAATACTGAATCACAACGTCAACAACAAGCTAAACGTGATTATTTCCAAGATCAGTTAGGTTTAGCACAAGCTAAAGCAAACGCTCTTGTTGGACAAGCCGGTTCTTACGGCGCTCAAGCGGAAAGAAAAGCCGCAATGGGTTCAGGAATTGGTAGCGCGGTGGGACAAGGTTTTGGTGCTTACGGTGCTTACTCCGCAAAACAACCAGTAAAAGGTACTAGTAAATATTCAGATGACGATCTTTACACAAACAGAGAAGATTAATGGACGCACAAGCCTTCCTAGATTTACTACGCGGTAACGATTCAGAAGATACTGAAGAGACGTTACAAAGTGCTAAAGACGAAGATAAGGATCACGCGATTGATAAAGATCGTAAAGTAAATAAAGAGAAAAATCCGTATTCTAATAACGAACTTGCTATGTTCATTAATAAGATCGGATTTCAAGTAGATGAAACGCCGCGTTTTACTGAAATGGCGAAGAAAATGAACACTAATATTAAGCACGAACCTGTAATTAAAGACTTGACAAATTTCGATAATCATGATACAATAGAGGACATTTCACCTAAAAACAGAAATGATTCGCGCGAGATTGAAAAACAAGCACTTAAAAAACTTATTGCAAAATACAAAGGATAGAATATGCCAAACTACCTACAAAAGTTATTGACAGAAGGCAAGGAAAATCTTCCTGCGCTTATTCGTAAATTAAAAGGTCAACAGGCTTTAGAAGGCGAAGTTATTGGCGATTTAGCGACCGCTGCTAAAAAGGCTCCACTTGCAGATATCGAAGGCGAGTTAGTGGGACAGAAATTACTTCAAGCCCCGCCACAACAAAAGTTATTAGCTTCCCCGGTATTGTCTGAAGTTGATGATGTTGCAGGTTCTTTTACCCCGCAAACTAAATCGTTTATGGATCACGTTAATGATCTATCACCAACAAAAAAAGCAATTGGTGCCGCTGGTTTAGTTACCGCAGCTTCTGCTCCTTTATTTTACAACGAATCAGACGAAACTAGCGAAGGTGCGCAAGTTGCTCCAGTTAGTGTTCCAGTTCAAGCAAAAATTGCAGCCCCAGCCGTTAATAAACAAGAAGTCGCGAAATCTGCTACAACCGGAAAACGTTCAGTAGTTGATAATGCGCTTCAAAATAAAGCCCCCGAAATTGAATCTTCGTCTAGACAATCAGATACTATTAACGACGCTTTAGAAGAAGCTCGTCGTAAAGATGCTGAACAAGGTTTATTATTTGGTATGTTAAAAGCTTCGCAAATGGCTGGTGCCGCGATTGCTGGAACTAAAGCAGATACTGGTTATGCAGACGAACAATTAAAGAGCCCGAACGCTTTTGTTGATAGACTGAAAATAGACACCGAGATTACTGAGAAAAATAAAGAACTTAAAGAACTTGCAGAAAAACGTGACCCGAATAGTAGAATTTCGAAGCTTATGCAACAAACATTATTGACATTAAAGCCGGGAATGAACGTTCAAGGATTGTCGGCAGCGCAAGTTGAAAAAAGCTTCCCAAGTTTAGCACAAGCTATTAATATGCAAGAAGGTATTGCTGCTAGAAAAGAAACAGCCCAATTAAATCGCGAAGCTATGGCTTTAGCTAAGGGTGAGAAAAAAGAAAAAGCAGACACAGACTTTGCCGGAAAGCATATTGACACATACACTAAAATGCTTTACAAAGACTACCAAGGTGTACAACAAGCTGAAACAAATGCTAAGCGAGCGGAAGATGTTGTTGCTCAGAATATTGCGGGAGTTACGCCCGGTGCTGGTGATATCGCTATTCTATATAACTTTATTAAAGGTCTAGATAAGAACTCGGCGGTTAGAGAGGGAGAGATTGCGCTTTCTAAACAAGCTCGTTCAGTATTAGGTCGTTTAGACTCTGAGGTAAAAAGATTGTCCGGCGGGGATATTTTAGACTCAGATACTAGAAAAGCATTTGCCGAACTTATTCGCGCTTCTGCGGATGCTGAAAAACTGAACTTCGTTAAACAAAAACGTAATGCCATTGCTGCCGGTGCCCAAAAAGGCATCGACCCGGATATGTTAGATAAAGCACTATTTGCTGATATGCCAACAAAAACCGAGGCAAAATCAACAACTATACCTAGTGGTGGAATTGTTAAGATTATGCGTCTTTCTGACGGTAAAACAATGTCTTTATCTTCAGAAGCCGCACAAAAGTACTTAAATAACCCTAAATTTCAACAGGTTAAATAATGGACGATTTAGAAACACAATTTGATAATGAAGTAGATTTAGAATCAGAGTTTGATACCGAGCAGGATTTAACTCCTGTTTCTCAACCTCTACCACAGCGAGTATTATCTAATATTGGTAAAACCGCGCAGTCTATTTTGCCGTCTCCTGAGACTTCAGAACGTGCAGCTGGTGGACTATTAGAAAGCGCCACAGACCTTTCTAGAGGGATTGGACAAGGAGCATTAATGGGTGCTACCGACGAACTCGGTGGAGCTTTAAGTGCGTTATTGGAGAGACCAGTATCTTATGCTATTGACAAGTTTCAAGGCGTTCCAGAAGATTTAGCTGGGGTTTCCGACGAGTCAAAGTTACTAGATCGTTACAGACAAAGTCAACAAGACATACAGAAAGAACTAGAAGCTTCACAAGAACGTTCGCCTTGGTTATACGGTGGCGGACAAGTCGCTGGTGGTATGACCTCGGGTAGCGCAATTGGTGGAGCGTTAGGTATTGGAAAAGCAGCTCCGGGGGCTGCTAAGTTAGCTGATATTGCTCGTAATCAAGGTAAATTAGCCGCTCTTGGTGAATTAGGTTTACGTGGAGCAAAAACATACGGACAAGCTTTACCATTGATGCTAACAGAGGGTGCGTTATCTTCTAAAGAAGGCGGACTCACTAGTATTCCAGAAGCTGAGCAATTAGGTGAAGATGTGCTAGGTAGTGCATTGTTTGGTATTCCGGCAGTATTTGGTATGCAAGCCGTTGGTGACGTTGCGATGCCCGCTGCTTCAAAAAGCGCCGCAGCTATTAGACAAGCCGGAACTGAGTTCGTTGAAGAACATCCGTTACTTCGTCAGATGAAAATCGCTTATGGATACGGAAAACAAGGAATTAACCCTAAATCACAAGCTGCAACACTTGTTACAGATTTAAACGCTCCTAGTAATTTAACACAATTAGATAATGAACGAACATCGAAGTTGATGGAAGAAATTTACGGCGCAAAAGATCGAGTCGGTAAAGGTGTTAGGGATGCGTTAAACAATGCAACAAATACTGGAAAACTTGTAGATATTACTCAAGATACGACAGACGCCTTAAATCAAGTACAAGCATTGGCTGCGAAATATCCAGAAATCGCATCAAATACTCGCGCTGAGCAAATATTTGGAAAGATCGCTTCTGGTCAAAATCAAGTAACTCCTGTAGAAGCTAAGGACTTAATTGACTATATGGACGCATATATTGGTAAATTTAAGTCATCAACAAATACTACACCAGCAGAACAGGGTATTTTATCTAACTTATACCAAACTCGTCAACAGTTTTCAAATACATTAAAGAACGCAATTCCTGAATATAGGGCAGCGGCAGAACGTTATAATCAGTTTATGAAACTCGTTCCAGAAACGATTATTGCCGGACCTCGACCAGTAGAAATTAAAGGTGAGTTCTTTTCTGATATAAACAATCAAGATCCTAAAATTTTCGATCAGTTGAAACGCTTGAATCAAGGAACCACTAGAGAAGGTTCTGCAACTCAGTCGGTTAAAGAATCGTTCGTTAATACTGTAAAGGGTATGAAAACGTTCGAACAACAAGAAGCCGAAAGGTTTGCCCGTGGTGAAATTAGTAATCCTGCGTTTTCTCGCACAGCGGACGAAATTGAAAACGAGATTAAACGTAACTCAGACGATGCGGTTGCTCGTAGCTCTATGGACGCTTTATCGCCACATACAGGCGTTGCTACCACTATGGCTAAGATGGCAACAGGTACAGGTGAAACCGGTCGTGCTACGTCATTAAGTGCTGCTAACATCGCAGGTAGAGCATCGAGAAAGATCGGTCAGTCTTCGCAGAATAACCCAATTTCTAAGGTTACAAGAAGTATTTATACCGCTCCACACGAAACGGTTCTCGCGCTTTCACAGAAATTAAAGAACACTCCCGGTTTAGATAAGTATGGTAAATCTTTAGAAGAAGCGCTAAATTCTCCTGATACGAACAGAAGAAATCAGGTGTTGTTTACGATTATGCAAAATCCTAACGCGCGCGCTTTTGTTAAAGACGACACTGAAGATATGAGAGAGAATACTGAACAGAACCCAAGCGGTTCATACACACCACAACAATAGGAACTTAATGACATGAAAGATCTACTAGTAAAATATGCCCAACCTTTAGCTCTTAGTACTCTGGCTATTTTAGCTCCGATTAAGGCGATTTTATTAGTGACCGGGTTCTTGATTTTTTCAGACCTTGTAAGTGGTGTTATTGCTGCTAGAAAACGCGGCGAAACTATTAGTAGTAGTGGACTTAGACGAACAATTACAAAAATTTTAGTATATAATTTGGCGGTGATTTCGGGTTTTCTTGTAGAAACCTACATGATTTCTGAATTATTGCCGGTTAGTAAGTTGATTAGCGGCGTTATCGCTCTCGTGGAATTAAAAAGCATACTTGAAAACTTGAACAACATCAACGGCACTGATATTTTTAAAACGGTTATATCTTCTTTGGGTAGTAAGAACGACGAAAAAAAGGGCTCCGAAGAACCCCCTAAAGAATAAATCACTCGTAACTTTCTTCCGTTTCCAATCCATCTTCTTTGTCTACATCAATTTCTTCTAGGAAATTCATAGTACCTTGTGCAGTTTCTTGTGTATAAATACATCTATTACGTTGGTTATTTCTTCCGTATATTCTACTACGAACTGCTGGATCTGTTTCATCGTTTAACTTCGGTCCACTGTGTTTAAAATTCGAACATATTTCCTCTTCAGCGAAAGCGTTCAACCAAGCTCTATCTTCTTTACTAAGAGTATTAGCATAGCTCGCTAAATCCTCGATTTCCTCGTAACGACTCTTTAAATTGTGCTGGGGGCTAAGTGCTGGAAATTCCAAATCACTTCTTCTTGTTTTTTTCTTTTTTGTCATTATTACTCCTCTTCGGTTTAGGAACGCCAATATTAGTGGCGCGGTGTTTTTCTTTCGTTTCGTCGCTTTGTTTAATACGTCTAGAATTGACTCTGGCGATGATTTCTGGGGTCAGCAACCTATGTACTATTTCATCGTCAACATTGTACCAAAGCGCCTTAGAACTGCCAATACGACGTGTTTTAAAGTACAACTTAGATACTTTAATAAAGTGCTTATAAATCATGCGACCTTTAGCTTTTTTGTCGATACAATAGTGTCGGTATATTTCGTGAAAAATCACACCTTCAACCCAAGTATTTGCTTTCTTGACATTACATACTGATAAGAAGCGTTCAAAGTGCTTTTTGATCGTGAGATTTGCGTGAAAGTTAACGCTGGTGTCGCGTTTTTTAGTATTCACGACTTTAGCTATTTGCATAGGTCGAACGTTTAAACGATAGTATTTACTGTCGAATTCAATAAATTGAGACGCGGTCGTTGTAAAATGTGCGCGACTTAAGGGGGATTTTGAGTATAGCTTGTAGAGGTTATATACTAAAGCGCTATGTACTTTGTAGGTTCCTTGTTCCAACTTAAAGTGGGATAAAAAGTGGGGCACGTCGTTTGACCATTCAGTAGTTTCAGTGTCGTCTGCTGATTCTAACGCGAGTAGGAGGTCTTCGTCGGATATGTGGTGGGGTAATCTACTCATCTTCTGGTTCCCAAGCATTACTACTTTTACCGCAACCGAAGAAAATTTCAGGAGGCAACATCCTTAACCTATCTTCAAGAATATCTAATAACCAATATGCGCTTATTTCAGAGGCATCGTGACCCTCCATTATTTCTAAGCTATCTTCAATAATTTTAATTGCTTCACTTCTTTTCATACAGGTAAATTCTCCCAGCAAAATACTAAATATTCTTTGTCCTTTAAAACTTGCGTACTTATTTTGCAGTCAGTACAGCGAATTATGAACTGGTTGTTTGGTATGGTGAATATGAGGGCTTTGCCACGACAAATTGGACAGGGTGCTAATGGTTTCATTATTTATTCCGGTAAAGGTAAACATTTATATTTACGTCTATTTTGTAAACGGCGCTTAAGTCGGACTTGTTTTTCTTTCCAAGGAAAAAGAGTTTTACAATAAGCTTCGAATTTCATTTCTTCTTTGTATGCATTTAAAGTTGCTTGATTAAGAATAATGACCGGCGCAACATATACCTGATCCATCACTTTTTGTCGAGCAGATTCTAGTAATTCTCTTGTTAGGACACCATTTGTATTGTAAGTTTTTGTATCAAATTTACTCATTCTTCGTCCTCATGTTCAGCATTTTCTTCTTTTCTTTTAGCACGGGCATATTTACGCATTTGTACTTCGCTTGCTGTTTTAGATTCGTGGCAAGTTTTACATAGACAAGCTAAGTTTTCTACGTCACATAATAGACGAGCAATATAAGTATCCCAAGATTCCCATCCCTTAATAATATCAATTACTGGATGGATATGGTCAATTTGCACTTCTTTTGGTCCAAATAATTCGTGACACATTGCGCATTCATATTTTCCACGTTCTTTACGAGCGTTTGTACGACATTGATTAATCGGAGCCCACATAAGTGAAGCACGTCTTAACGCACCTTTAGCGAACGTTACGCGATTTGGTCCTTTCTTTTTCTTAGCCATTATTTTCCGCCTAGCATTTTTCGTACATCTACATATTCCAGCTTAATATCTTCTTTAATACTAGATAAGTCAAGTTCTTTTATTACGTCTAAAACAAACTTCATGTTCTTAAGTTTTTCATATTCAGCTAGGTTTTTACGCTCTTCTTGAAACAAGTTGCTGCTTAGTATATTCTCGCGCAATTTGATAATTTCATCCCCAATAGCTTTATGACCGTGGCACATAAAATCCATCATACTGACACGGACTTGAGATACTAGCGAAATGGTAATTGCGTCGCGTTCAGGATCTCTAAACGTACGGATATCAACGTCTTTATTTGTAAGTGATTTGCAAAATACTTCAAGTGGTCTTAAATCCATTATTTTAACCTCAACAATAAAGCAAAAACTATCGCCCAAATTGCATTTTCTATTTTCGTAAATTTATCAATTTTGTCGCTTGGAAACATTGCAGTTAAACACAACAATACTAACATAATCTTATAAAATAAATCCATCATTTAATCTCTTTTGTTGATTTTTCTTAATTCTATTAGTATTTCTTTTAGTACGGATAGAATATCTTGCGCTATGTACATTTTAAACTCCCTTATCTACTTCTTCAGTATATTCGTGAATAATCTTATTCTTTTTTGAGATATTCTCGGCGGCTGTCAGTATCTGTAAATTCCAAGGAACATGTAGTCCTCTTACTTTTTCACCTTGAAGGGGAATTATGTGATCTACGTGTCTTTTGATTCCGTCTAATTTTTCTAATTCTTTAGCCTCTCGATAAAATAGCCTTATTTGAGTTAATTGTTCCATTGTTAACCATTTTGGTGTAGCTTGTAATTTTGCGGCTCGTCTTTTTGCTGTTATCGAGTTAATTAGATCTATATTATTTTTGTGATAAATTCGAGTAGTTTCTTTTATTTGAGTAGCATTTGCTCTCCTATACTCTTTAATTTTATGCTTATTCTCTAAACTATAGATACGACCAACTTCTCTTAACTTTTCGACATTACTTTCCCTATATATTTTTCTAGACACTTTAATTTTATCAATATTATTATGATAGTGTTCATTGGTCTTTCTTTTAATTATTTCAGAATTATTAGAATAATACATTTTAGCCGATTGACTCAACTTTTCTTTATTTTTCAATCTATAAATTTTTGAAAGATCTGATTCACATTTTTTACAATGCGGTCGTAACCCATCTTTTGTTTCTTTATGTTTATTAAACAAATTTATATCCTTGGGTTCTTCACATTTTGTACATATTTTCATATTAACCTCTATATATAGTTGTTAATTAAGTATCTGTAATAATTAGATAATACCCTTATCAACACCATCTATTAGCTCCTTTAATTCTGTTCTATTATCACATTTTGGATTAGAACATTTGCGTAGATAATGAGTAGTTTCGCCGCGTGGTATTGTTATAAATTTCATTATACCCTTTTCACATTTATAGCAGCACCATTTCTTTTTCATTGTATCAAATTCGTCAAAGGTAGCCTTCTTAATTTGTCGTAAGTTAAGTTCAGCATTTGCGCCCTTTATAAGGTCTTCTAAAGTTAAATCCGATGTTCGTTCCTTTAAGAACGTTATATTTTTAGAAAGCGCCTTATCATAGCTTCTAAGTTGCGATTTTAGCTGAGTTATCTCGTTTTCTAAATGACGGATGTGCTTTTTTAAACGTCCAACTTCGCCACTTTTTTCTTCTTTTGAACAGTCTTTATTTTGTTTTCCCAATTCTATCTCCTATAATACTCAATATCATTAGAAATTTCTTAGCTCTATAAACGGAAATACTATCCATATTACTGAGTCTTTTATTTTTAGGAATCTCGTCTCCAACCCCGTAAGATTTTGATGTAATTATTTGATAAAGATATTTACAAATTAACTTCATTTTCCACTAGACCCAAATCCATTTTTCTCTCTAACGGTTTCACTAAGTTCTTCCTCAATAAAAACAGCCTCATAAACAGGACAAATTACACCCTGTGCGATTCTATCACCTTTCTCGATAAATATCGGTCTATGTCCAGTATTCTCTGCGATGATTTTAACCTCGCCTCGATAATTACTATCAATCGTACCGGGGGAATTGGCGACGCGAAATTTACTTTTCGCCGACATACCACTTCTCGGACGTACTTGCATTTCGTACCCTTCCGGAATACTGAAAGCTAAGCCCGTGCTAATTAACTTAGTTTCACCGGGACTGATTGTACAAGATTCAGTACTAGCTAAATCGAACCCAGAATCGCCTTTATGAGCATACTTGGGAATATTTGCAGATTCGTCGATTTTATTTACTTTAATTCTAATTTGAAAGTTCGCCATCACTATTTCCTTTAATTTTAAATATTCCGTTAATTCACCCAATGTTTTAGTTTCAATTTCGACTTCTAAATTATCTTTATTAAACCAATTATCTCCGCGTTTTACAAAAATAGGATCACCAATTTGAACTAGCTTAGGAATAATTTCTCTATCAGCAGACGTTTTACCTCTAATCATCGTTGACATTAATTACTCCTTTTCGACATTATCATACCAAAATACTGATGAACATCGTGTTTAAAAACATTCAGGTCACAGTCATTAGTAATGATAGTACCATAGATATCTTCATTTGTCAACTGATTTTCGGAAATATGTGTGTCTGTGGGTAAATTAAGGTTTGGTCGTTTGATTAAAACCATCATCGCGCCCTTGTTTTTAGCCCATTCTTGCTCTACAGTAAAACGAACGTCAGATACTACCACGTTACAATTTAAACGCTCTATTCGCTTATCAGCTAGGTTTAAGAAGATGTTATCGTCGATTGAACCACGGATAATTTCAGTGCCCACGATTTGTAGTATTTGGCGGGGGTGTTTAAAACCGACGCCTATAAATTCCGACATTGCGGCACTGGATTCGGGAGTAACTTCGAAACCCCACTCGTTTTCGATAATTGCTAGTATATGTCCCAGATGATCTTCGTTCAGAAATACAGGACGCTCGAACTGTTGTTCTTTAAGTTCGTCACTTAGGAATGTAGATAGGGGGATATTGAAGACTTTTGAACAGAGGTCACGAAGAGGGTCGGCGAGGGCGATTTCTTTAAACGCGAATTTATTAACGAGTATATTGGCGACGGTACTTTTACCACAACGCTTTTGACCACTTAGAGAAACGATCATTCTTTAACCCCAAATTAATGATTTATAAAGTTTTCTGAAACACGACTTGACCACAACAAAATCTCTTCAGAATGCTCTCCGATTATTTCACACATGAGTTCAATTGCATCTTCAACTGAAAGATCAGATGAACTTACTAACGATGCAAAGTGTAGAATATGCCCAATTTCATGTTTTATTGTATTCGGCGACCAGTCAGATTTACGAAAATGAACCTCGTATTTAGCCTGTAATGTCATTGCAGCATTACCTTCGTCTTCTTTATTATACATCCTATCAAATAGCTTATCAGGAAGAAGAATAAATTGCCAATCGCGACCTTTAATTTGGATACTGATTTTTGATAGATATTTCATAATTATCTCAACTTTTGTTTATTAGCTTTAGTCATTACGTTTTTAGCGCCGCGATATTCTTTTCCACAGTTCTTACAAGTATGACGTTCGTACATTGCTGTATTTGTGTGGATAAATCCGTTTAAGCGAATATCAGTGCTTCCGCAAGTACAACGTTCTTCTGTATCTTCGTTAAACGCGGAGAACCTAATTGTTTTATCCCACGGGGCTAGAATACTGTAAAGTTCTTCAAGTGATAAAACATCGTACTTGTTGTATTCTTCCATACTAGCAAAAGCTTTAGGATTACCTTTCATACATTCATTCCAAAGCTTAAACCCAGAAAATTCGCTATGGTCGAGCTTTTTATACTTAGTACAAAGTTGTTCCGTCATATATGCTAGTTTATTACTAGTAAAGTTGAAGTGGCGTTTTGCGATTCTTAGCGTATCGATGTTTCTGAAGCTAGATGGGGGTTTCATTCCGTGTTTAATAAATCGAGCGTTTAGTTTGGGAATATCAAAGCGAATACCGTTTTGCGTAATGGTTACGTCACATTCGTCTAGTAAGCTATGAATAACGGTAAGTAGTTTAGAGTCGTCGCGAATATTATCTTCGTTTCTAGTATCGTAGTACATTACTTCATTTTCAGGCGCACCTAGCCATTTTGCAGAAAAGCTAAGAATAGACCAGTCGGTTTTAATCATCTCAAGACCGATATTCTGGTCAAAGAGACCCCAGACATACGCTTCCATTGGTAATGTTTCAATATCAAGGATTAGCACTTTAGGAGCCGTCGGCACAACAATTTCCTTGTCCATATACCGATAGTATGTTTTGCGTAAACTATTAGGCGTTTGGTCTGGAAAATGAACGTTGATCTTTTCCCACGTTAAACCTTGCTGCTTATATATTACGAGACGTTCTAAATCCTCTTGCGACCATCTCTTCATAATTTCGTTACTCATTACTTATTTCCTTTTAATTGTTCTAGTATTGCTTTTTTGACTTTATCGTTATGTAAATTCAAACCAACAGCCTTTGAGTTTTTAGAAAAACGGGATGTAACCATTGGATTCTTTTCCTTTATTTTTTTCTCCAAATAACGTAGAGCCTTTGTTAAATCACTCATTAGTAGTATCTCCGTTAAATTCGTATTTAGCTGGGTTTTTAACCCTATCTAGTCTCAGTCGTAATCTTAATAGTTCGGCGGCGATCTTCTTCTGCTCTTCAATTAACGCAAAGCACGTAATACTGAAGAAGCGAAATTCACGATGTGGCTCTAGTATTTTCGCAGATTTCTTTAGGTCGGATAGCTGAGTTTCGTAGATTCCTACAGCTTTCTCCATATTTCTAACTCTGCGCATATCATTTAAATCGTACAAATTAGTCATTAAAACCTCTAATTACTAGTATATCACAGATTTGCTACTTTGTCAAGCTTATTCCCAATTAACATAAATTTTATCTTCTGAATCCTGCTTACTAATTTGAAGTTCAGGAAACTCTTCCTTTAGTCGTAATTCTAAAGAATGAATTGCAAACATAATATCTTTACTAGTACTTAATAATCTTTTTTCTATTAAGGGTTGAAGATCATATTGTAAGGTCATCCCAAACGCCCCTCTTTTTGAAGTTTCAATAATTTGAGCTTTAGCGTCAACTTGTTTATACAATTCATCTGCTGCAACTTTGGCGAAATCAAGAGAAGTTTTAAATTCATTCTCCTCGTGGAGCTTTTGTAAATTTCTAGAAATAATAACATTTTCAAATAATTCTTTTTTAAAGCTCATTAAAACTCCAATCCGATAGAAATACCAGCTTTTTTATCGCTCGTGACAATCGCACCAACAACAACATTACTGAAAACTCGCTTAGTTACGTGAATTCCGTAATCGCGTTCACCTTTAGTATCAAACAGCGAAAGCGCGCTTAAAGTTAATCCGGTAGCTTTTGTCGTCTCTTTACTAGCGGTTCTAGTAGATTCGCTGGCTTCTCTAGTATTTGAGTCTTCGCGCTCAACTTCACGTTCTACCGAAGTTCCGTCTTTATAAACGATCTTCTCACGATAAACGACCTTGGTTTTTTGCTCTTCTTTAATGACTTTAATTACTTCTTTAGTTTCGATCTTAACTTTAGAAGGCGTGGCAAAATAGCCAGCTCCGAAACTTAAGGAGATTAATACTAAAGCGCCAATAATTACGTTTCTTTTATTTCCCATTATTTTCCTCTCTCTTAACTTCTACTATAAAACGTTCGATTTCGCTAATGTGTACAGGACGATATTTATTCGCTGGAACTCCAACATCGAATTGTCGCCCAAGTTTCTTTGTCGATTTCCCACTATTCGGACTGTGAATATGTCCGTGCAAATGGAATTGTCCAGCATTTTCAATACTGAAGTCCGGATGACGATGTTCACCGTGCCACAATTCGCCCGATTTATTTGCTTTCATATCGCTAGTATCTTCTCTGAAAAGCCCTCGTAATGGACAATGTGTTAGAGTTACAAGTTCTTTACTCACCATAATAGTAGCTCCGTTCATTACAACATCAAAACCTACGTTATAACAAGCTTCTACACCTTTATCATGATTACCACGTATTAGTACTTTTGTGCCGTTTAAACGCGTTATAACCGATTTAGTGAGGATTGCGCTATGTGTGAACATGTCGCCCAAAAAGTAAGTGACTCCACCTTCTTTTACTTGTTTATTAAAGTTTGAAATCAAGGCTTCGTGCATTTCTTCTAGATTTGAGTATGGGCGTTTGTCAAAGCGTATAGTATTTTCGTGTCCTATATGCCAATCTGATGTAAAGAATATTTGTTTATTACTCATCGTTTATCCTTATACTTGGGTTTAGTTTCGCCGTGCTTTTTATACGATTTCTTATTACAGCCTTTATTTGGTGGACATACTTGACAATCAGTAACAGTGCGGTCGTTATTTAAACACTTCTTATATACTGAAGAGTTGCTAGTTTCGTCTCTTTGTTTTTTATAACGTTTCATAGAACTCCAAAAAAGAGGATAAGCTAATCAGTGGCTACCGGGTTTCATTTTCATTAACCCGCTGGACGAAAATATCTTGTTTAAGCGTGCCTACTCCGCTCCTCTATAATTACTATACCACGTTTATTTAACTTTGTCAAGTCGATTAGCGAGTCCGTGTAATCTTTTCTGTACAAGCTCGTAACGTTGATGTTCTGCGAGCATAGTAGTAATCGCTAGTAAATCGCGAATCATTAAACGTTGCTCAAGTACTAGATTTTGCAGGGCGGCTACTTTTATCGAAAGGTCTGAATCTACTTCTTTCGGTAGTTCTACTGCGGCAAAACCTACTTTCTTTTGTTCTTTCTTTTGTTCTTTCTTTTTAAATCCGAACATTATAGAGCCTCCAATAGTTTCTGGTTACGTTTTAGTGCATAATTCGGGAATAAATTCTTTACGTCGAGTACAGTATCGAATATACTGATAGTATCGTGGATTGATTTGAATAGGCGCGTTTTATTGTAGTCACCTGTAAAATTCTCGACAAGACACAGGTTGTCGTTATTTAAGAAGAAGGTAAAGAAACGATCGCCTTCGGTGTAGTTTGAACCTACGAGCGCGTCCATTACTTTAGTTTCGTTTGTACGGGTAGATGTTTTCATAGTACTGGACAAGGTTTTACGTGACGCCCAAGGTTTAATATCTTGTAGATAATTAACTTCTTTTACTATTTCATTATAAACACCTAATAATTTAGTATTTCTTTCGTCATCAGTTTCTGCATAACACATAATATTAATTACATCTTTAACAAACTGTTTTAATCGGGGGGATTTAGTGCTACTTTTTAGCGCTGATCCCTTGATTTTAATCTTTTTACCGTCAAATAGTACATAGTTCTTAGCTTTTAAAGCGACACATCTTTGAAAGTACCCATCATGCGCATACTGGATTTTTTGTGGCATAAGAGCGTTTATTTCGTTTATTAGAGATTGTTGCTCTTCTTCTGTAAACGGAGACATGTCGGGTTTACATATTGAAATCGAGTCTGTGTCTACTGGACCTAGAATAAAATTATAGCTCATAGTATTTGAAGCTCCTTCCTTTTCTTGTTTTAGAGTGTCGCCCTTTTAATATATCACAAACTGTTTGGACAGATACATTATTTTCTTTAGCTGCGTTTGCTAAACTATCGTATATATTTCCTAAATCATCGATAACTTTAAGATTACATTTACCTTTAAAAAATCTAGCTAAGTCCAATTTTTTAGCATTTACTCGTTGAGTTTCTTTAAATTCTTCAGTTCTTTTTTGACCGATTCTAGAAGTCAATATCTTCTCTCTTAATTCTGGTGTCCACTTTTTGCCATATTGAGAGCTTTCTTTACCCTTTAATCTCGGTATTAATTTAAATTTAACGATCGTTTCATCAGAATGTTTTCTTCCCAACATTGGACATTTAGAACTTTTAGAAGTATTATATGCTGGTTTTAACTCATCTAAATAATATTGTTCGCGATCTTTTAAAGAAGCGATATTACATAACTCTATTACAGTTATAATATAGTTTTCTATTCCATATTTATTAACAGCTCTTTGTAAATGAACACTATGATGTTCATTCTTTTTTAAAAGATTCTTATGTTGGACCATTCGCTTATTAAAATCAATGGTTGATCCTAAATAAAAGTCTCCGGTTATTATATTAATAATTTTATATATACATATCATTTTGTTTTTTCAGCAAATAGTTCTAGCCAATACTCCGTTTTTTTATTTGTCGCCCATTCTATGGTTTGTTGTAAAAGTTCTCTACCCTTTGTTGTAATAAAAGCTGCTTCTTTCGGTGCGTTATAATTAAGACCCGAAGCACCTAAAAATCCATAGCAAGAATTGGCAATTACCTTTGCAACCTGTTGTAAATAATCATATTTTACATCTTTAGTCTCTATATATAGTTGTTTATAATGCTGTCTATTTTCAGCAAAATAATTCACAACTTTAACGAAATTTTTGTTAGGATCTTTCTCTTTATCATACACTTCGTATTGCATCATAATACTGGGATATAGTGCAGAAAAATCTATCTTTAGCATATTAGAATAAATTCCAGGAACTGCAAAACTAATAGCACCCTGAAATTCTTCAGCAACACTAGCTTTCGCAATACTGTGCTTTTCTTGTAAATATGATCTAACCATTACAGCGTTAATTTGTGATCCACTTGCGGATTCGATCATAGCTTGAAAAGGTTTAGGAACTACTTGACATAAATAGAATACAACAGGTGCCATCAAATCAAATAAACTTAAAGCGTCGTCGCCATCTTCTATAGCATACTGCTTAATTTTCGCCCACTCTTCTGGTATATGTACTTTATCTTTAATGGTACCAGCGTCGAAAAATGTACGATCTTTCTTTTCGAGCCCTTCTTGCTTAATAATCGCTTTTAGCCCATAACTTTCGTATTTACGTCCAATATCGTATTTGTACGCTAAGAACATAGTATCGCAGATTTCGCGACCGTATACTTGAACTTTAAAGTAATGTAGATCGCGAGAACCGTCAACCCTATACTTAGACTCGTTTCGTTGAACACGTATGTTAGAATCGTTCCTACCTAGGTTTAAACGCTTCTTAAAGAGACTGGCGGTGTGTATTAGGAAGGGAAAATCGAAGGCGTAGATATTGTGACCACAAAGAATACTAGGATCGACAGAACGCACCCAATTACACCAATCTTCGATCATTTGTCCGTCATTTTCGTATTCATCGTGTGCGAATAGTTTACGCTCGATTTCTCCGTTAACGCGCAAAGTATTTGAGATTAAGTATACTCGCGAATTTTCGTCGTGGGCAAATCCGTTTGTTTCGATATCGAACGCTAGTATTGAAACATCGGAAGGTTGCATCCCTTGATAGTATGAAAATCCGTCTTTAACCATTGCGGCTTCGGTCGGATTATTAATCGCGTAAAAGTCCTTACCTTCGTACTTTTCTTTCTCGGCGCGTAACTTCCAGTAATCAGGAAATTGCTTCCCCCAGCAGTAATGTTGGTCACCTTCTAAACGAAACCACGTTAAATCTAAACGTTCATTACAAAGTAGCCAGTATTTGTGTGGGATTTCTTTGGTAGTAATTACGCCGTCTTTTTCGATAAAAAGTGTAGTAGTACCTTTTTCAGACTCGGCGGATACAATATTGGTGATTTGTGCTTTTCCGTAAATTAACGAGTTTGACATTACTTACTCCAATAAAGCCCGTTGCGCTTAGAATGGGACGGGCAGCTCCACGAGGTTTACCATCATCCATACGTTAAATGGCGAGCGGGCATGTCCTCAATCTTTGTTAGTTAAAAGGGAATAAGGCGCGAGTTTTTATCCTCTAACTTTCGTTTATTTTAACGCCTTACAGATTACCCTTATTATTTGCGAATTTAATCGCTTAAGTATTTATAGCATAGTTTTAGTATTTTGTCAACTATTTTCGTTCGATACATAAATAACCATCTTTTTCAAGCTTCTTATTTAGATTCTGAATACAGTTAGTTGAGACTTGGCATTCCGTATCATTTTGGTCACAAATAATAGGTCGCCGACATTCTAGTATACTGAAGCGTTTGTTGAGGATTTCTCCAGTTTCACGAACGGTACAGTTTGGTTGGTTTGACGAGCAAGATACTAAAAGTAGTAACGCTAAATATTTCATACAAACCTCACCTTATCTATCCCATTTAATAAAAGTTTAACCGCGATATCTTCTAAATCTTCGTCACTTAAATTGCGTAACGCGTCTCGAACATCTTCTGAACACCAGTAATAGTTTAAAATTTGGGCTACTGTCATTTCTTCACCTTCTGTCCAATATACGGATTAAATACTAGATCAGTACTATTGTCGCTAAAAACTACTCTACAACGTCCAGAGTTTGCACAACTCACGATTTTAATAATCGTTTTATAATCGCTAAAATGTATCCCAATAATCGTCGTTAGTATCAATGTTTTCAAAATGTTCCTCTACCGCTTTATCAAACTTCTCTTTTGTACTTTCAACCGGCGCTTCTTTTTTGGGCGGCTCGTCTTCTGTTTCTTCACCTACTCGAATATCGAACGATTTACAGCAACCACCACAAAATACTCGTCCGTTACGAATCGCCCAGTCGATATTTACTTCGACGGTAGACTTACAAAACGGACAGAGTATGTATTGTATTTTGCTCATTATAATTCGATATAATATGTCACTTGATAAGAACTACCATAATCACACGTTTCACAACCGCTATAAGATTCTTTGTGTAAGTTTATTTTATCTGTTTTAAAGAATTCGCCAACTTTTAACAAATACTTAAAATCGACCGGAACATACTCATACATTGACGCTACACATACTTCGAGTTTTGCCGGCGACGTGAAATCTACTTCCACATCATTAACATCTACATATTCATCGTTATTTTTATAAAGTTCTTTAAAAAACGTTTCGATCTCTTCTTCAGTTTTCATTAGTCAGCTCCGCAGTATACTAAAAGTAGTAGTTCCAAGTATATTAACCAATCGAGATCATTGTAAGTTATTATCACGTTTAATTTTCTCAATAGCCGCGGTTTGTTCAGAAATCATATCGTCAAACCACGTAGATTCTTCGTATAAGATAATATCGAAGTCCGGCAGGTTAATTTCATCTAGCTCTTCTTCGATTTCTTCTTCTGTAGATAGGTTCGTAATTAGCTCTAAGTTCGTCATATTTGACTCCTATAGTTCAGTATAACATAATTAGCGTTTTTTGTCAAGCACAACTTTTACTAACGCGACAGTTCCTAGTATTGTTGCAGCGATTGCTAAACCACCGACGATAATAATCGCAACTTGGTACATAAATACGTTCATTTTAGCTCCTTAATTTCGACGGTACATTTAGTGTAAGCGTCTTTAATTGTATTAAGTTCGTCAACTGTAGCTTTGACGGTTTCTGTAGTAGTTCGTCCGGTTTCTAAGTCGGTTACGGTTATTTGTACTGTATTCATTCCATTTCTCCTGTAAAGTGAAAAAGTAGTGTTTTGAGGCGCGCGATTTCTTTTTCTAGTTCTTCTGTGGTTTTCGTTACAGGATTATCGTTATAGAAATCATCTAGTATTGTTGCAATTATTTTGCTATCTAAATCTGATTGGTTCATTATTAACTCCTAGTTAGTTATAGCACGAAACTTAAGATTTGTCAAGCGTTAATCTAAACTATTCACTAAGTTAAATAACATAGCTTGGCTGATACCATTAAAATCCTTCTCTGGGGTTGTTCCCGATAAAGTGGTCATTAGCTCCCCTTCAAAAAATACGTTGATCGTCTTTGATTCATTAACGTTATCAATGAACTTGATGTCTAAATCCGTTTTCTTCGCAAACTTCAATAACTCTTTTTTATAATTTAATCCCATCCCGACTCTCCCTTCTTCATACTTTCTTTCTGTTTCAGTAACTCATTAAACTCTTGCATTTCGGCGTCTTCTAGTTCGAAGATATCGCCGCGTTTTCCAGACCACCCATACTTTAATCTAGCTTGTTCACCTAGATCGTTTTTAAGTAAGTTTACGATCATGTATTTATCGAGGTCTTTAGTTTCCGGTGTATAGAACGGTCTACTTAACGAGATAATACCACGGAACGATTGATAAAGAAACGACGAACCTTTGATTGCTGTGTACGATTTAATCTCAGTATCTGGTCCGCCACCTAAACTGAACTTATTTGGCTGACAAAGCGTAATACTGGCAACATCGTTTTCATTAACCATATCTTGAATGTCGTTTGCGACTTTTAAAGACGACGCAGTAGCGTCGCTAATATCACTACCAATGCGTTCAAAATAATCGAGCATTACAAGTTTCACTTTTGTACCAGTTTTCTGTTCTACTTCTAGTATGTAGTTTCTTACATCGGCAATAGTAGTTCCGCTTTTGTCCATAAAATAGACATTACCATACTGAGCCTTTACCATGTCAATTAACTTTTGTCCTTCACCACGTTTAAACGTATCGTAAAGTTCATCGCGCGATAATCCAGTTACGTTGTATAGTACTTTCTCGAATAAGCGGTTTTTCGCCATATCGAGAGACGCGAAGACGGTTGGTATACCCATTTCTGAGTTATACTTTAGTATCTTTAGTGCGAGGGCAGTTTTTCCTGCTCCCGCTGCGGCTACAATACCAATATTTGAACCAATAGTAATAGGGATAGCTTTATCTAGCGAAACAATGCCGGTTTTAATTGTGTTCTTCTCGATGTTTTTAACGAAATGAGTAAAACTTTCGCCAATACCATCAATTGTTGTTGGTCCTTTTTCTTCGCGAACGTTGATTTTCATACGCATCGCATATTTACCAAGCCAGTTTGTTGGATCGTCAACTTTGAACATACCCCCTTTCCAATTTGGTCCATATACTTGTTTCAGTATAAGTTCAATTTCGCGATCTTCGAATTTATCACTTCCGTTTCTAGCCGCTTGAATTTCTGCAACTCCGTCTAGAATTCCTCTAGTTACTTCGATTGGAAAATGTTGGTTTTTATAAGTCGCGGCTAAACATAGCATCGCTGGATTTCTTTCTCCCGCTTTAAAGAACCCATTACTAAGTAACCAACGAGCTTCGTCAAGTCCTTTTGGTCGCTCTTTCATGTCGATTGTACTAGTATCAAACGTTAACTCGCTCGCAATTTTAGCTAGCGGTTTCTCAACCGGCGTCGCGTCTTTTAATTCTTGTGGCAAATCCACTAATACTGATTCTTCGGATTTTCGTGGTGTTTTAGCCATTACTTTAATCTCGTCTGTTGTATTATTTAATAGTTCATCTGGAGTCAGTGGGATTTTATATAGACCAGACGATTGATGCTTTGTTCCAGAAACCCGCACAATTCTTTGTGGGTCTCTTACAACAACATCGAACGTTTTAAGATCGGCGGCTACTTTATCAACAATCGCACCAAACTTTTCGGGGGTAACATACTCGTTAATTAATACTTCGATGTTATAGCCTTTATTACCGCTGAAATACGGCTTAATTGCTTCTTCTGGTACACCCATAGCTAGTAGTCGATTTGCCGCTTCAATTGCGTCTTTACGGGCGTTCTCGGGGTTCTGCTTATCGTCGAAGTCGAAGAAGATACGGTTTGTAACCGCGTCACTAACGCCACTTAAAGTTCCACGCTCTTCTAGTATTTTTTTGTGGGATTCGTTGTAGAGGAATAGCGATGTGTAGTAATCGCGGCTGGCGTTTTTAATAGCGTCAGTTAGCTTTGTAGATACGGGGAGGAGGAGGGGCTTTGACGCAAGACCGTCACGTAGGTTATAAAACATTGTTTCGTTCTCCATTAAATGTCCTTAAGTTCTTTTTTTATAATTTGCTTATTTCTAGTACGTTCTTTTCGTACAGTTATGTCTTTACTTACTTTACAAGCGGATGGATATCCGGCTAGTCTTTTAGACGTAAAGTCCTTACCTATTGCTTTTTTCTTCTTGTTTGTTCCACTCATATATTCCTAAAAAGTGAGCGATGTAGGAATCGAACCTACTATCTGGGTAAAATTTTAACGCCGCCCTGACTTGCCATTTGTCCTATCGCTCATAATAAAAGGCTGTGAACTTACGAGCACCACTTAGCTTCACTCTACTCAGAAGCACCTTAATAAACCCCAGATACGCTGAGGTGCCGAGGCGAACACCGCTATCCCGCGAGGGTCGGCAGTATCACCTAGTCTTTAGTTACTTTAACGATTTCAAATCTAACGAAATCCGGCATCTTCTCAATTCCTTCTCTAATTTTGTCCGCCAAGTCTCCGCTCAATTTACCATTTTCAATGTTCTTATCGAGAGAAGCTAACTTAGATTTCTTACTCTCAAGGTTTAGTATGTCGCCTTTTTTAAGGACGATATCTTCTGTAATTTTGATATAGTCAGGTTGCGACACATCTTTTGATTTTAATACTGAGCCGATTTGTTTACGTTTGTACGCCATGATTATTCCCCTTGTTCTTCAGAAACGACAGCTTCTGCTTCTTTACCAAATACCATTTCATCTTGCGCGGCCACTAATTGTTCAGCCCCGTCTTTATATACGTCCATCATCAAAACAAATTTTGCCTGCAACATACTATCTGCCAACATGAAAAATTCCTTCTCAATTTGCGACGTTGCTGTGAGTGCCTTGTCATTTAACGGATGTTCGATAAGTAACTGTAAAACTCTACGCATCGCCTTCTGAGAAAGCTTAGGTAGTCGCTTTAGTACTTCTGGTTTGTACATATGATAAACCATCGCCGCCGATTCTGCTGGGTCTACAGCACGATTTTGCGCAGCTTGCAGCATATCCTGTTCAATTTGTCTAGCGTCAACTTTAGGAATTTCAATATCGATAGTATTCCCGTTGATTTCTGTTGTAGCCTGTACTGTTTCTGACATACTAAAAGTCTCCTAAATTAATCGGGGGTTGCGGCATAGCTAAACCAACAAACTCAGTACCGTTGCGGTATTTCGTTAAAAGCGCAAAATCGTTACCGACTAAATACGTGAACGTCCACCCTTCGGTTAGTAGTTTGTTAATTTTTGGTAAGTTCTTCATTGATACAATCATTTGTTTGTTCATTTATTTCTCCTCTAATTTAGTATATTTCTCCTCTAATTTAGTACAGCCTTCTACATAATTGTTATATTTAATCGTTATAGGTTCCCCGTTCCAACACTTAATGATTAAACTTCCGTCGTCCTGATCCACAGTAATTCCTACTAATTTCTTTGGTGTTTCAAATGTTTTAGAGCAAACACATCTACTAAATTCGACACCCTTTGTTGTTAGTGTATAATTTGGAAAATTACAAGACACCAAACTTAGTGTGAGAAGTATAATTAAGTACTTCATTTATTCCCATCCTTCTTCCGATTCTTCAACCTTCGGTTTATCTTTTTTAACACCAAAGCCACCAGTTTTTACTGGAAGTTCTTTCGCCGCGTCTGCTTTTTCTGCTTGGTTCGAATTAACTGGTTTAGTATACGTTTGCTTAGAACGTCCAATTGCGCTTTCTCCGTCGTCATCTTCAGCGCCAATACATAGAAGCGATTGTAGTCCATACCTACGTGCATAACTTACTCCGCTACCCTGAGCTTGTGCGTCGTGTTCTTTTACCGATAGGATTTCAGTATGTCCGCCGATGAATTCCCCACTCTCGTGCATTACCAACGTTTCAACAAACTTACGTCCGTCGATGAATACGGTGGGTTGTAATACTGAAAGACCGTGCTTAGACAATACTGGGAGGCAAGCTTCCCGAATTGCGTTAAGGTCTGCGTATTTCGATTTAAAGAAAGGGTTTGCTGCACCCTTAGATGCGTTACCCATTTCGCTTTGCGCTTTTACTAGCGCACTTGCTAGATTTGTGATTGTTTCTGATTTAATCATTCAATACTCCTAATTTATGTCTTACCGCGTAAACAACGTCAAATGCGTCATCTAGTGCGTTATGTGAAACTACATTTCTTCCAGTTAGTTCGTTAATTTTACTTAGCGATACATTATCTTTAAATACATCATAGTATAAACTACCGACGTCTAAAGTTTTATAATGTACTAGATCGTCAAATCGTTTTAAACTCCCCGAGTATGGAGTTCCGTGTTTTTGAACAAATCTTCTTAATTTTGGAATATCAAAACTTGCAACGTTTTTACCAGCAAACATAACTTTAGTTGGTCTACCCTTTTCATCTAAATATTTTAAGCTCATTCTTTCCATAAAGTCAACTAGATAATGCGCAGCTATTGTTGGCTCGAATGTTTTAAAGTCTTTGTTCATCATTTTCTTTAAAAGTTCTGCGTTCATACCAAGTGCATAGGGTTCACTATAACTGATAGACTTAAACATAATAGGCATATCAAAAGTTACTAACTCATCAATTTTTCCACCATCGTCTAACACCCCAGATATCTGTAGAATTTCCGAACGATCGTCAATTCCAGTAGTTTCAATATCAATACTTAAATACGGTCTCATTAATTTCTCCAAAAACTGTTTGTTGTTTATAGTGGATGCTTCAATATTCCACTTAGATAGTTATAACACACTTTCTTTTATTTGTCAAGTCCAATTTCAAACAATCCGGCGTTAACTGTAGCTTTCTTAAACTCATGTTGAGCTTCGTATAAATCTAGGTTACTTGCGATAACTTCAACGGGTCCAGCAGAATTTGTCGCGCCTGCCGCAAATTTAATCGCGACGACACTATACCGCTTGTTTCCGTCATACACAATACTGAAAGCGACGTTTTGTGGTTCATTAATAGTCAGACCACCGGGTAAACTATTTTCAGTATCGGTTGTAATTACTCTAGGTTCGATTTTCTTAGCCATTTCAAACTCCTCTTCTGTTAATTCTATAGTCGTTATTTCGCTTGTTACTTGTTTCCAGTATCCACCGAACGGATCGGGTTGATATATTGATCCTGAAAAATACCGAATTACATTATAACTCATAAACGTAAACTGTTCTATCGTCGAATATATCGACAATAAGCTGTGATACAATATTCCAATCGCCACCACCTAACCCGCAGCCAATTTTAGGCATCGCGAGGTCTACTTTTGGTTGCTCTCTCTTCAGTTGTTTAAATCCCTTTTCTAATGCGTTATAATCAGTATGTCTTTGTGTTCTCGGTAGAAAGTGATATTGTCCGATTAAATTAACAATCGAACGTTTATCGTCAATTGGAACGATTTGTACTTCACCCATTAATTTCGAGCGAGGTCTGGAATCGCACATATCGTAATATTGACCATATACTGAAGGATATTGTTCCTTTACTTGACGAGCAACGCCACTACCCATAATTCCACGAGCGTTACACTGGTGTACTATTAACGGTTGGTTGGCTTTTAGTAAATCACCTTTAACATACTTAATCATTTACTTCCTCGTATGTTGCTTCGAATATAGATTGCTTGACCGCCCAAAATTCACCTTCGTTACCTTTAACGATATATGAACCTTTAATTGCTGTCATGATACCTTCCAAAGTATGTATTTCTAGATGTGATTCTTTAGTAAGAATGTTATAGTACTCGACAATTCCATCAGACCATTCAGCAATTTCGTCAGAATTAGTTCCATCATATTGAATTACTTCAACGGCGATTGGTTTCTTTTTAAAACGTTTAATTGACACTCGCGCGCTCCCTGATTTCAGCTAACGTATGTAGCTTAGTAATTTTGCCGTTAAGGAATACTGTAGATAATTCACCTTCTTTCTCTTCGGATTCAGATACTTGATCTGCTGTTGTATAGGTTCCGTTTGCGTCCTTAACAAGCTTCATTAAACCCTTATGTGAGCGTTTTCCGGGGTCTGTAGCTGGGTCTTTATATAGCTCGGTTGCAACTCCGTTAATCTCAGCGTAAGTAGCTTTAAACGCGAAACCTAGATCATCGCGGTTATGTTGTTGAAGTAGAAGACCGCCGATACCAATTACTAGGTTAGTATTCGCAAAGCCCATTTCTTTCATTCTAGTTAGAATTGCTTTGTAACGATCGAAATACATTCCGTCGCCGTAGATTACGCCGACTTTAGGATTAAGTTCTTTATAACCCTTTGAGTTGATAGTTGACCCGAATAATTCGTCCATCAAGCGGAATGTTCCCTTTTGTTCAGAAGTAAGTTCGATTTCTGTACATGAGGTTAATGAAACTTCGTCAACAAAATAGTATTGTTTATCCAACCTATTATACATAACCTTAAAATTTAGTATATAATTTTTTCCATCAACTTCGGCAAACTCTTCGAACGAGTCGCCGTTTGTTTCTCCGTGAACCTCAGACGCTTCTTCCCAAACCTTATCTTTTAAGGAGCGTTTTGCTTTATCTAATGTCTCAAACTTCTTAATGTTTACTCCACAAAGAATCTTCATCGGATCGCCCGAATCTGGACGAACAACATACTTTCCATCTCTTGCTAGTATCTTCTCTTTAACTTTCGGAAGTGTTACAGTTAACATACGGAAATAATCATAAGCGTCGGATACTACAGAAACGATACCAGTTGGGTTTAAGTCCATCATGTTATTAACGTAATCGAGTTCGTCTTGTTCTGTTGGACCAAAACTACAGTGCACCGAGTGTTCACTTGCTGGAACTGAAGCACCAATTAAACCTTCGCCCGCGTAATTTTGTTTCATAAACTTTACAGCAGTAATTGTATCTGAACCGCAGAAATTTACTAAGTGAGCAGCACCTGATAGTTCAGCAGTTTGTTCAGAACTTACACCACGATAACCGAAGTCGTGTACTAGAAACGGAAGTAGAAAATCGCTATCCGATGTTTCTTTAGTAAACTCGGTAGCTAGTCTTTTGAACTTGTGAGAAAGAGTTGCGACGCTTGTGGTATTCCATACTTTAAGTAGTAACGATTCGAAGAAACCCACAACCCAATAAAAATCTGGGTGGGTGTTTGTTACAGTTGCTAATACGTTTTTGTTGTCGAGAAGCGTTCCTTCTGCGACTGCTTTAATTTCAAGTGGGATATAACCAAGAGATACTAGAGCGTTAATTTTAGCTTCGATATCGGTAGGAACGGGGGTGCCTAGTATTTCTGTAAAGTATGTAAAGAATTCAGTTGCGTCTTCTTTTGTTACGCCGCGTTCTAGTAATTGTAAGTATGGTTGTAATCCGAAGAATAGTGCTTTCTTTTCTTTAACTGTAGATCGAGCACAGAGGTATGAATATACTTTAGATGTGCCGGGTTTGTACATACGTAAGTGTCCGAGTTTATAGACATCTGTCATCAATAGTAAGTTTTCGTTTCTTTTCATTACACTTCTCCGTTTCTGTTAAATACTCGTTTAATACCTGCGTCTTTTAAAACTTGCACACCTTTACTGTAAACTCCATGGGTAGTATACAGCGAAACTTCGTTTATGTCAAGCGTTTTTAAATACTGAGCAGCTAGTATAAAAGTCATTCCTCCGTCGCATAAATCATCGATCATTAAAACCTTCGCGCCTTTCAATAAATCTACGTCACCTTCGATTCCTGTAATTTTCAAGTGTCCAGTAGATTGATCGCGCTCTTTTAAAATCGTTACAGAAGGGAATGGAAATTTATCTTTGTATCTAGTTCTTGCGCCTTTATCAGGAAAAACGATAACGCGAGGTAGTACTTTTTTTAGCACAACATTAACCGTTTCTTGTGGAAACTTAGATACTAAGTTTGGTAAATATTCTTTTGCAACGTCGCTGTGTATATCTTGAGTTATAATCTTATCGACACTTAAAGTTTTCAATAAACAACAGAATGTTCGTAGAGCAAATGTAGATTCATTCGATACATGTTTATCTTGACGCGCATACGGAAAATATGGGATCGACAAAATTATTGGAGGTCCACCTTTTACTAAATGAACAAGTTGAGCGAGATGTATAAACTCTGCCTCACTTTCGAACACCCATTCAATTTTACACCCACCGCTATCAAATGATTCGCTAGGAATTTTCCACACTTGCGACGTTTTATCTGGAAATATTGTCGGAGTAACTATAGTATTGTTTAACGTAATCATTTGCACCTCGATTAGAATATAACACAAATACTAACGTTTGTCAAGCTTCTTTATTCAGCTCCTCTAAAAACTTTCGTATTGTTTGGATTTCAACATTAACGTTTATTAACATATAAGTTTCTTGTTCGATATTATCTAAGGCTTCAATCACATCTTGAATATTTATACACTTTTCTTTATTTTTCCATTCAGCGAAGTTCATTGATTCTACATCTTTATTGGTTAAATCAATTTCTTTACCAGAACAAATTCTTTTCGGATATACTTTATTATCTATTTGCATCTTGTCTTTAAGCAAGCTCATACATCTTCCTTTAATCTAGCATAATATCCAATACTTATAACGTGTTGAATATCAACCTCATTATCTAAAGTGACTAATACTGCATTTGAGTTTTGAGCAAATTCAATATTTGTAACAATACCAGAGTACATTGATCCATCTTGTTTGTTAATTGTAATATACTTACCAATTAATTTATCATTTTTCATTACATATCCTCCTTCTTAATTAAACCATTTTCAGTATTGTTGTGGCAAATATCGTAAAAACTACATTTAATCGCACCATTATACTTAACGCAACTACCAAAGTTTCTAGGAAATACTTCAGCTTTAATTGCTTTGTTGATTTCGTCAAAATTTTCAACGACCCGCGATACTAAAACCTCAGAAACCGTCTCAACTAAGATTTGCGACTTAGCTTTCGGGTAAATCGTTTCTTTCCATTCACCGTTACAACGTACATCTTTTCCTTTGGCGTCAACACTAGTAATCTTGTCGCACGTTTTATGACGACCGCCAGTACCATCGTTACCACATACCGTACATTTCTTGTGTTTGTTCTTATTAATGTTCTTATTCAATACTAAAAACCCACAGTGTCTAGTATCTTCGTACTTTTCAGAAACGGCGTAAACATAAAGCGATAACTGTGGACTTTTACTTACAGCATCTTCATCATATTCTCTACCAGCGGTCTTTAAATCGAAGATCACCGGCTTATCGATTCCTTTCCATTTAAACACGAAGTCGATATAACCGATTACAGAATCTCCGTTCTCGTTGATTAGGTCTACTTTAACTTGGGTTCCTAATACCGCTTCTACGTTTTCGTCAAATACGCGCTTAAATTCTTTAAGCATTAGTATTCCTTTGCGTCTTAAACAAAGCCAATTTGCATAGTTAAATAAACCTTGTTCGAATGGTCCAAGTTCTTTATATCCAACAATACCTTTATTATAGATGGTTTCTTTTAAATCTTCTTCTGGATTTTCACAACCGAATTCACTTAGTTTTTGCCAATCTTCTACTTTTAAAAGATCAGTATCTAAGTCCTTATCAGAATACGTAAAGTTTAGTAGGAAGCGTAAATCTTCGTCCTTACCATTAATATTCTGCGTTTGCCACGTTTTATCAAACAACGCTAAGGTTTCATCTAGGTTTTTAGTGAGCGCGTAATGTTCCCCCGCTTTATCGATTGCTGTACCGAAAAGAAGTGCAGACGATTGTACTTCTTGTCGTAGGTTCTCGATGTAGTGATACTTGTAAGAACGTGGGCAGTCGCTGTATCTAGTACTGGCAGAGTGGGATAATCTAATTGGTTTACACGTCATACTGGGTCCTTGTTAAAAACTAAAGGGTGGTTGAATATATATCGGAGTGGATAATCTATAGTTATTATCTATATCCTTAGCTTCTAACCAAATTCTTCTACCTAGACAATTCAATACAGCATATTCTTTATTTGTTGTATCAAGATCAATAATTTCGATCTTATCTCCATCTTTGTTAGTAATGGTGTTTCCTGCTTTAAATTTCATAATAACTCCTCTAATCTCTTCTCTAATTGTTCGAGATGTTCCTTTCTACTTTTTATTTCAGCCCGGAGCCTAGTTTCTTCTGGAATAGGTTTGATTGTTATCTGACCATTTGGTGTATTAAGCGTGATGTCCGAATGTAATGTTGGGGTACTGGGGTATTGATACCCAGGGTCTGCGTAATCTTTGATGATTTGATAACGAGCCCTAATTGGTAGAGTCAATTCAACACCCTCTGGATTCTCTCCCGTTGCTTTATTAATCGAAGCCATTAGCTCCATTAACGATGATACAATACTCATTTTACTTCCTCGTATTTAAACTTTTCATAAAGCGGCTTTCTACAATCTTTAAATAACCTACGTATCAAATAATCGTAATACTTAACGTAATCTCTTTTAGACGCAAATCCGGCGGAGTTCATTAAGTTCTTTTCAGTATCGTCGTGTCGTTGGTTTAATAAACAGTGACCCAGTTCGTGTAGTATTGTTTGCTCACGTTCTACAATACTTAAACGTTTCCAGTGTGTTATACTAACCGTTACAACATCTTGATTGTATTTACATATCGCGATGTGCCTAGGGTTTTTTAAAACACCCATCTCTATTTTTAAACGCACGTCGTTTACTTTGCTTTCACATTGAACCGATAAGTCTATAAACTTATTATAGTACGGAACAAATTGAGTTGCGATACTTTTAGTTTCGTGGCTTAGCGAAAATGCGTAAAATAAGCAAACCGTGGTTAATAGTATTTGTTTTATGTTCTGCATCTTACCCCTAAATCACTATAGCATAATTGTTCAGTATTGTCAAGCTACATTCCGATGTACAGAATCTTGCATTGATTATACTGAAAGCGGAGATTTTCGTTATCAGCTTGTTGCTCGTATAATTGTCGATTAAGTTTCGCGATCTCGTTAATTTTCGTTACATTAGAATGTACAGAAAGCGCGACAATAAGGATCATTACAACGTATACTACTCTACCCATTAGATACCTCTACAAGTTTGTCGGTTAGTTGATCTTCGGTAACGATGCCTCGCACTAGCCCGTTTACTGGGTAACCTTTTAGGTTCTGTACAAGTTCTAGTATGGTGTTGATTTGTCCGAGTTTATATGCTTGCTCAAGGTCGGATTTAGACAACGGCATACTGTAGGAAAGTTCGTCAATTAGTTCGTCGATAGTTTTCATTTCTTCCTTTAATGGATATAGTTTAATTAGTTCTTCTCTCGTTAGAAACTTTCTATAAATCACTTACATTTCTCCCAAAGTTGTTTATAAGCTTCTGATACAAGGACCATAGTACGAAAGTTTTTCTCTTGTATTTTAATTGTCCCTTCGTTAACAGTGGTCAGTTTCGTATATTTTTCTATAGTACTACTTTGAATATTAATAAGAGTAAACTCGCCTACACATAAAAATGTTAATAATACTAAAGCTATTGTTTTCATTTACATTCGTCCCCGTGAATTTGTTCCCTTAATTCCTTAGCGAGCGAACGATAGCCAGTTTTAGCTAAAAGATGATAGATACGCATCAATAGTTTTACAGAAATTGTTGCTTTCATTATTACTCCTTAGTAATTGTCAACCTATTTAATTGGACAAACCCCGCTCGCACATTCGTCAGAACCTAATACATCTTCTTCCTTAAATGAAACCCCAGTAATTGGGGTTACCTTAGATTTCATCTCGTTATACTGTTCTTCTGTAATTTCTTCTAAGGGTGCTTGAATAAACCCGTGTTCGTTATGTAACAAAAATGAAACAGTCTTAATGTTATCATTATAGTTTTCACTAAGCCATTGCTTAATTCCTTCTAGCTCTTCTTTCTTGTAGTAAATAGTAACAGATACTGAGTTGTCCGACCATTCAGTTTGTAAACGTTTGATAACATTCAATTGATCGATCGCTGTCATATCCTTTGCAACAGTCGTACCTTCTGGCACAGAACACGGGAATGAAACTACAATAGTTGACTTGTCTTCTGTTCCATCGAAATTTCGTTGAAACTCCATCGGGTATCCGTTAGTTCTACATATTTCAATAAGATTACTATTAGACGCAATTCGCATACGTCGAATATAGAATCTCGAATATGCTGGATGTGCTCCCGGAGTGACGCCAGCTAATAACGAAAGTGTTCCAGACGGTTTAACTGTTGTAATCTTAATAGATTCGTTAAATCCATGTTTCGCGCTGTACTCTTTATCAAACTTGCGAATAAAAGTATATGCGTCTGGTAACCACGATCTTTGTTCTTCTGTCGCTTGTAAGTATCCAGTAACTCCAATGCCCATTCTCATGTTCTTATGGACGATAGCTTCGGTTTCTTTTAAGTGACAACCTAACATTAACGAGTGTTTATTGATCCTATAAAGATATGTCATCACATCAAATAGTTCATCTTTGGTTTCGATATTTGGTAAGAACAATTCCGCGAGACAACAAGTTTCTTTATCTGCTAATGATTGCTCTGCACAAGGGTTAAACCCCTGTACGTCAACATCTGGATACTGGGTTTCGCCAACTCTTCCCATACGTCTAGCATTTGCTAAGTTAATAAGACCATACGGTTCTCCCGTCCCGTTGTAACCATCCCAGATCTGTTCAGGTAATTGAGAGAAGTCATTACATACTACAGAGTTATTTGACATTGCTCGCCATGAAGGAATGTTGCCTAAATCCCAACGCTTAGCGTTTAGGAATTGTAAATCATCCATATCACCAATTGCAATTTGTGCAGAACGTCTAACGTTACCAGACACTACAATGTATCCGATAATATTCATTACGTCCAAACAGTCGATAGGTCTTACTTTCTTTCCGCCTCTAGCATTTAGTACTTTGTTTATCTCTGACATACCGTAGCATAATTCTTCTGGACCAGATGCTAATCCGCCGAATCCTTTAATCACAGTTCCTTTCCCTCGAACACAAGTTGTTGAATATGTAAATCCTTTACCTGTGATAAAATGGGCTTCTAGTACTCTCTGTAATAATTCAACCCAACCCGCTCTTGAATCCGGCACTATAAAATCCGCGTCGTTTGTATCCTGTCGGGAAATTTTAACTCTCTTTACTTTCGGCAATTCGTAAACATGCTCGCGTTGAATGTTATAACCAACGCCAGAACCTAACATTAACGCATCCATAGCCCATGTAAACGGACGAATTGGTTCATTGACTAGAGTAAACGCACAGTTCTGTAACGATAGAAGCCCCAACTTTTCCACAGTCTTAGTACCTAGTTGCCAAAGAAATCGACCAGCGACAATACCTTTGAGTGAAAGAAAGTATGTTCGTAATTGTTCTTCTTCATCTTTGGTGAAACCAACTTTTAATTGCTTGTTGCAACCATTGATAATACGGTTAATAGTATCTTCAAATTCTTCGGTTTGGGAATTGGGGTCAGTTTCATTTAACCTTCGTGCGTACGTTCTTTTAAAGGTCGTGTATCCAATCATACCCCAAGGAATTTCTACTTTCTTTAAGACCTTAAAATCGCTCATATCACTCCTAGTTAAAATTAAGGCGACAGACGAATGGATTTACACCACCATTACTTGATTACATCTCAAGGGTTTTGTTTAAACTACGCCAGCCATAAATACTATACCACACTTTCTTTATTCTGTCAAGTCTTCATTCTCTAAAATATACGTCCAGTATTGTTCGGTTCCAGTTTGCTTACGACGCTCTTGTTCGTTTTTGAAAACTTGACCTTCTAGTATTTCAAGAGATGTCGTATCTGTATATCCATTGAATGTATAAGGAACACCATACAAACTTCGATTATCTTGTACTATCGTTATCTTCATTTAACCCCAATCCCTAGTAATTTGTTAATCGGAAACTCTTTTGAATTCCCGCCGTGATAAATTCGCATCAACTCTAGCACGTAGTTCTCACCATACTGAACCTTCATCTTTCGTTCATAATACTTGAGTAAGTGTCCAACTAACCAATGATCTTTATGTGGCGTTAGTTTAATCCAATTAAGTATCTTACCAGACGTTTGATTTCTGTCTGTATTACAGCTTAAAATAAGGCTCAGTACATAGAAAGGAAGGAACAGTAGGTAGATATTAGATTTCGCACAAAGACCCCATATAAAGAAATTAGCGGGGTTAAAAGGTAAGAATCTAGATAGCTGCGTACTTTTGTTTTTAGTATTGTCATAAGTTCCCAAGTGTTTAAGTAAGTAGTTCCAAATTTCGAAGCGGTGACTAGTATTGTTAAGGTACGAGTATGTAAAGATTGCTGTTAAATTATCGTGACTTGTACACCGATTTGTTAACTCTGGGTTTCTGTGGTATAACCCACTTTCAACTTTGCTCGATAGTAGTTGGTCGCGCATAATCTGATTATATACTAAAGCGTTCGTATTATCTAACATAATTAGCGGAGTTAAAAACAACTGTCCGTTTTCACTAGTCGGGTCGTGATCTGTTACTAGTCCGTAAGTTGTTGATAGATAGTCCATTATTCCGCCACGTCTAGTATAATTGGTTCCCAGTATTTTTTATTTTCGTCGCCTTCTTCTTCGTTTCCTCGTAGCCACTTCTCGCTTCTTAATATAGCCGTTGTTTCAACATCGTGCCACTCATAGAATTTATATCGCCAAGAATTGTTAGTTTGTTTTCCACATTGGTCGACAACTTGCATTACACTAAACATACTATTCCTCCTCGCAATTACAGATATCACAAGCTTTCGTTTCTTCTTTCTTCATTTGAACGTCCCTTTCGTAATGTGTAGTTGTTTTATTAACAGGTCGCGATTCTTCCTTTGTTGGAAAGAACAGCGCTTTTAAAAACTTAAACATGCGAATCTCCTTAATTTAACAACTCTTTATGTGCCTATAAAAAAACTACGTATAACTATACTTGTACCCAGTGTTCGATTTTAGACGGTTCTAGTATATAGTTCTTTGTTTCAATAATCATCCCACTTTTATATTCAAACCTAAGTTTCGCGACGATCTTTGTTTCCGATCTATGGTGTATAGATAATACTCTAACATATACTGAACAGTTTGGTACTTGGTACAGTCTTCCTTTTCTAATCATCTTTTACCTCAAGTTCTTTACTTCTCTTTAACGTGTAATCAAACATCATTCCGACAATACCGATTTGTTCTAGCAAATTAAGCGGCGTTGGAATCCATACAATTCGAAGACTTAGTATAATTGCGAACGTAATACTAAAGCCGATTATTACTTTCTTCACTTTGTCCTCTCTTTAATTCGCTGTCTATTAATTTCAATAGCTTGTTCAGTTGGTTCATAGTCGTTATAAAACGTTGCATTGTCAATAACAAAGATTGTCGAGTCCGTATATTTTGGTTCATACCCGCGGGATAACATTTCATATACCAAAGATTCAAACCGCTTCTTTAAAAACAGCATCTTGGTATAAAAGAATTTTACGTGACCCTTACCTAGGGTATACTCAGTTGGTATTTCGTTTAAATTAAACGGCTTACCTTTACGCGACATGCTAGTATATAGATTGCCGGGCAGTCTAGTAATTTCGCGATACTCGGCAATTAAATGTTGCCGGGATAATTCACTTGGTGGAACAACGTTGATTCTTGTCATACTATTCGCCAATTTTTGCTAAGCGCATATCAATATTATTTCGTAACTTTTTTAGTTCTCTTGCTGACATATCCGAGCTTGGTGTCTTAATTCTGGGTAGAGTTAGGTCTCTTAAAAAGTCGCTAATAATAAGATAGGCGGTGATTAAACCAAATATAATCAATGTTGCAACCGTAAGCATACCAATATATTCAAAAACCATTTCCATTATAACCTCACTTCTGTAATTTTAAACCACGTATTTAACATCATCGTTTGTAACACAGCTTGTCTATTATGCAAATTGTTACCTGCCTTTTTTAAAGCCGCGTCAATCGCATCTTGTAAATACTGATAATCAGGGTGTTGTGCTAAAAATTCATTGCGACGTTCTACGGCTTTTTTAATCGCGTCAAAGTTTACTGACATAAGTTCTCCTCAATACGGCATTCTACCAAATTCTTTTTTATAAGCTTGTACGTATCTAAGTTGCGCGAAAAGTGCAGTCTTGTAATATCCGATGGTTACAACTTTCTTATCTTTGTTTCTAAGTAGCACTCTAAACTTGTTCTTACCCGGACCGTTGTAAGCATAGACTCCGCGCTTCTTCCCTTTAATCTCGTTAAACATTCGCTTCCTATCACCTCGCGTACAACGCTCTAGGTTCGGATTAGAGACGTTTGAAAGTTCAAGGTCAGTATGCCAAGCGTATAGTTTTAATTGCGTCTGCGAGGGTTTAAACGCGTCTAATACTAAGGTTGCTACTTGTGCTAGAGTCTTAGTATGTCTTGCTGTCAATGTTACATAAAGAACCCCAGAAGCATTAGCCGCTGGTTTTAAAAATGTATCAGAGCGCTTACTGTAAATATCTCCGTTCTCGTTGATTAGGTAATTAGGGTATCCTTTAATTCTTTTCCATTCCATGTTATTTCCCCCAAAGTTTATAGTTTAAAATAGTGTCAAGGTTGAACATTAATATAACAAACAACAATGGTATAGCAAGCACTGGTGCTAGTAGGAACATTATAATCCCTCCTATAGTATTTTGTACTTTCCTTTTATTTATAAAAATAAACATGACAATATAGGAAAATACAATGAAAATTATTTGAGGTGGCATATTATATTTCTCCGTTTGCTACAGCTTTTAAGTATTCAACCATTTCAGTCAACGCTGCATTACTAGCTTCTACAGTTTGTACTTTCGAAGCATACGCGCTAAGTTTGTTTTCCATGTCGATAAGTCTGCGATTTAATTCGTCGAGCATATTTTGGGGAGATGTAAGTTGTGTCGGTCGAACCACAGAATCAACAACCCAATCTGCTGTAGATATTCGATAACCCGGTCTACTATCGTAAAAATCACTGGACATAAGAACCTCTCTCAATTGGTTTTAATATTAACGGTTTAAACTCTTCAACGAGCTTATTACCTTTCGCTTGATTACAGTTATAGCATGATATTACTAAATTACCTAGAGTATTATCACCTCCTTTACAAAGAGGGATAACATGATCGATCGTTGGTCGTATCGAACAATCCACAGTACAGTATGCGCAGTGGAACCCATAGAAATCATACCAGCGTTTTTTAAAAGCTCGCGTAGCTTTTGCATTTGGTCTACAAATAATCTTCATTACATATCCTTCAACATGATAATTTCAATATCTTTACCTTCACATCTATAGTTGTGTTTTGCGAATGACAAAGCTTTTTCTTTTGTTTGAAATATTAATGGTTTACGTTCTTCACAGTCCGAACCGAAGATTCGGGAAAGTTCAATCCATTCTATATTATAGCATCCTCCACCCGAAGTATATTCTGAATATGACCAAGGTTGCTCATATTCTTGACCTAATACCGTGTTTCTTTTCTTATCAACGATTATACAAAATTTCATTCTTCGTCCTTGGTCTCCGCTAGGATTGTTACAAACGATACAAAGTTCTTGATAGTATCGTATAGATTCATCACCGGAGTAATTAAGCCTATTCCGATAAGTATCTGCAAACTCGTAGGTAACGTTAAGAATAGACCAAAGCGCAACATACTGAAATATGTAAGGAGTACACTCGCAACAAATAACGATAAGTTAAATAGTATAAATAACATTAATCCTCCTCGTCTAAAATAACCGACGCTTCGTGACTGGCGACAGAATAGTTGCGTCTATTTTGACCGAAAGAAACCGCCCCTCGTTCACCACCAAAGAACTGACAGATATAATCGTCATCTTCGTCGGTATAATCATACCTAGCTAGTCCGAACTCGTAGTTATAATAACCAGAATGTTCACCTTCAACTTGATCCGGGTCGAGTCGTACTTGTATAATCATTATTCATCCTCATCTTTAATTTCTATAACGTGAATTTTGTTTTCATCATATACCATTCTTCTAATTACATCGACATCTTCAGACGCGACGTATAATTTACCATCGGAACCAATTAATTTTGTTATAAATAAGTTCATTATTCATCTCCGTATTCAACATCGTTTCCTGAAACCGCCCCAACTAAGATTGATTGTTCAATCGGATCTTTTTGTACTTTATTATGAACGGAATCAAATTCCTCAATAGCTTTTAAAGCTTCGATAAGTTCTTGTCGATTTGCTGTAACTTTACCACTGGGTGTATTGATTAGTACAAAGTCGCGATTATTAGAAAGCGCGGTTACCGACAGTTCAGAGTTACGTTCTGTAGTATTAACATATACTAAAAGTTCTTTTCTCATTCTAGCTCCATTAAAATTAAGTACTCTGGGTTGTTTTTAACCATATCTTCAAGCGTTTTAGTATACGTCGATTTCCATGTTCCAAAACAATAACGCGATAAATATTCGGTATGTGGTGAATTACTCTGCATTAATACTATCATTCTATCTCCATAATAAGTACGTAGTTGTTGTGATCCCAAGCTGCGCTCAATTTATCGAACGTTCGATACATGTTATCTTTGTCCTTCCATAAGAGGAATTGGTTATCACTCTTTCGTCTGTATATACAAGTTAACATACTTTCTCCAAATAAAAAAGCCCCGGTTAAGGGGCGCTATTTAGTACTTTGTTGGTTTTACGTTCTTGTCCGTTTGAGTCTACTCTACACAAAGTAGTACATCCAGTCAGGATCGCTGTCGTCAACAGTATTGTCGCCAATGTCAATGTAATCTTCTTCACTCGATGTTCTCCTTTCAAAGCAATGTTCAGTTGCTATGTTATTAATTAGTAGTTCTCTAGTCACAGCGTTTGCTGTAATGTTTCCGATAACAACAGTATCACTGTCGTTGTAATTTGTCAACGGTACTTCTCGGAAGATTTCGTTGAACGTTTTTACTGTTTGTTCTTTTAAGTTATCAAAATTTGCTAGTCTGTCGCCAATACTTTTCATTCTTCTTCCTCGATTATAAGTGAGTAATTACTACCGAAATCTTCAAATTCCGTTAGATAGAATTTATACATTTGATGCGGTGTGTTCCAATGTCTAAGCGCCAGTCGTTGAATGTAGTATTCCATTTAATCCTCTGCGACAATAGTATATACGTTTTCAAAATACATTTCCAATACAATTTTTTGTGCATTATGGAAGCTATTAAACATATATCTTTGATTTTGTGTATATAACATTTTAACCCCTCGGTCTAATTTCTTCGTTTAATCTTACGTTGTACTTGTTTATTAATAATTGGCGGGCAGTTCGTTTTGCTGAACTTGAGGACATTTCAACAACCGAATCAACAACGTCACCACTTTCGTTTAGTATCATAGTTCTATAAAATCCGTTGTCAACTATATAATAATGGATCATTACTAAAAACCTTTTACCTTCGTAGTTTGTTAAGTAGTTGCTAGTATAGTTTTTGCCAGACTTGTGATACTTAATTCTCGTCGTCATAGAATACTCAGTCCGATAGTTGTTATTAACGTTATTGTGTGAATCAATTGATCGAGACCGATAACAACAAAGAAGTTGTGAACGTCTTGTTTAGCCCACAGTTTTTTAGTGACTCTGCTTGTACAGTAATCAACAATAAAGTGGATGACTCCGTTTAATAGCGCAAACTTGAACCCAACTAAACACATTACCAATGTATAAACCGCGATGTGTGATAGTAACGCTTTGTTACTACTCGATTTATTCTTAGCCATACTATCGGTTTGACAGATAAAATCTGCAATCCAATGTAATACTAGAACGATTATAATTTTATTGATCGTCGTCATTTGTTTCCTCGATTCTTAATGGTATAAATTGATCGTCGCCAATACTGAATTGTACTTGATCGGACATAATAATTCCGTGACCTTGTGTAATTTGTTTCGTTGGTTTCTTTGTAAGTCTGTTTAGTATAGTTAAGATTAGTTCTTCTGCGGATTGTTTAGGGTCGGACTTTTCGATGATCTCAGAACATTCAATACTGATAAGTTCTAGTAACGTTTCAACTTCGTGCTTTAGTTTACGTTTAGTTTTCATACCCCATTGCTTCCTTGTAATGTTTAATAGACTCTTGGTATTTGTTGAACAAAGTTTCATTGTACCGACAATCAACAATCTTATAATTATTGTTTATATTGGAGCCATTTATAAAAATCGTCCCTCCGATATCTGGAGTTGAAGAGGATTTAATTTGGAACATATTACTAGGTCGAACGACTCTATCTAGTTGTCTTTTAAATTCATTACTTATATATCCCTGTATTAAAACCATGCGATCTTCGATTCTAATAATCGATATTGGAAACGTCATACTTACCTCTTTTTCATAAAGAATAACAGCAAAATAAAAACACCGACCCATAAGTTTTCTAATACTAAAGTTAGAAGCGAATAAATTAACACGCGGGTTAATGGGGTTAATAGTAAAGCGATTATCAGTATTAGGGTTATTAGCATTGTTCTCCTAGAATTCGAATACAAATTCGCACGAATATTTATTAATATTCGATAAAACTTTGAACGAAGCAGTTGATGTTGTATCCCACTTTTCAAACATATACTTATTACGTTCTTTATAATAAATTCCGTTATTTTGAGTTAGTATTTCGCGCATTTTAAAACTCCACATTGTGAATAATGTAATTAAATCCAGTATCTTGTAAATCTCTGGTATCGTATTCAATCTCGTCGTAATTAAACGTGAACCTATACTCAGAACCAACCCCTATATTTAGTTCGTTTGATTGGTAAATCATACTTACTCCGCTTCTATTAAGAAATTTACGTGTGGTTCTCTTGACTGATGTTCTTCGATTGTTGCAGTATTCTCATCATCGTATTCACCCTGATTAATATAACCAAATAAGAACCTCACTCTTGCTAGGAAATAATCTGCGTTAACCTGATATAAATAAATCATTAAGCAACCCCCATCGCATTTACATACTCAGTAATCTTTGTTACATACCTATCGATGTTTGTAGTATTTAATGCCGGTGCGCTGTTTACTTCGCTGATAAAAATGTTCTGATCTTTGTCTCTCAAAACGTCAACACCACCGAATAATAAACCTAAACTATTAACAGCGTCAATACAAACTTGTTGATTAGCCGGTGTTAACTTACAGTTCTCAGTATTCTTTAATTCGAAGTGACAGTTGTGCGCTTTAAAAATCTTTGTTGTTTCGGGATCATTAGCAATCTTTTCGTAGATAGCGATTACTTCTCCGTTAAAAACATGAACGCGGTATTCTCTACGTTTGTTTTCAACTGGTTTACTTAGGTACAAATCTCCAGCTCTTACAGTATTGTCGTATCTAACTTCTTGGTTAGACCCGCGAACGAAAAACATACCATTAGCGTCTCTGTATTCATCAACCACTTCAGTCCTTGGTGTTGAAGGATTGAACAGAACGTTTGGTGTAGGAATTCCGCTCGCAACTAAGATTTCCATCATACGTTTCTTATTACTAGCGTTTGTTACAGATTCAAGTGAGTTAAGTTCTAATCTACTTCTTAATCTACTGAACGATTCGGTTGAACCCCAACGTAATACTACATCAGTATTAAGCTTCTTGTCAGTACGTTTGCGGAAAGCTTTAGTACTTAAAGGTTTGAACTTATTTAAAAGATCGCGCCCCGTTTTTGAAGAAGCGCCTGAGTAAAGTATAGTAAATTTCATACAAACTCCGTGATTATTTTGTGGTTATATTCAAGTATATCTTCTATACTATCAAACTGTAATCGAAAGTCTTCATTGATGTATGATCTAAAATCATAATCAACATATCGATAACAATAGCTGATAGATCTATCCTCACTCACTCCGCGTTGAATAATCATATACTATGCCTTCTTTTTTAGTTTATATACTTCAAAGATATCCTTAACTTCGTCAGTCTCTTGATACTTCTCGATCATTAACAGAACGTCGTCAAAGATGATATATGCTTCCTCTTCTTTACGTTCAATGAATACGCGAACCGTTGTAGGAATGTCTTCGTATGTATCAGCATACGCAGTCCCCATTAGTTTATCATAGTCGTATAATCTGTCAAGTAGTAACGTCTCAGTATCAAAGAAGCTAAAGAAATCAATCTCGTCGCTTACGCCCTGTGTTGTATCACTATGCTTTCTAATACTCTCTACGTTAGATTTAAATCCCTCTTGTTGCTCTTCGATTTTCTCAACTTCTTTGTCTTCAATTAGTTCGGTCTGCTTTGTGTTATAGTTATACTGATAACGCTTACTAGATTGGTGATTATTATAATTTGGGTATAGCGGTTTGTTCAGCTTCGATTCTTGAATCTCGTGGATGAAAAGACCTTCGCCTGTTACAGCATTAAACCTGTGGTAATTAGATTCGCTTAGTAACCAGATCTTTTTACGCGCTGGTAATCCAACGGCTTCGATACCTTTCTCGATAATTTCTTTCGTTGTAGCAAATACTATACAATCTTCGCCCATTTCTGGAACCATTGCCCAGTATAAACTTGCACCTTCGCGAACAACGTCTAGCATATAAATACCGTTAATGTCTTTTGACAGAAACGCAAATGCCCAGTATCCTCTTAGTTGATCTGTAAAGTTTTGAAAGTCCGTTAGTTCTTGCTTAAGATTTAATTGTTCGTTGTTAAATAGTTGTAGCGCGTTTTCACTATCGCAGGTACTGATCTTGTTAAGTTTCAACGACCAGCTATTGCTGATTACACCGTTGTGAATTAGCGACATACCGTTATCAACGAATGGGTGGGTGTTAGCAAACTCTTTGCCACACGTTGCCATTCTAGTGTGCATTGTTACTGTTCTTAGGTCTTCTCTAGTAACGTCCCCGATTCTATTGTAGTTAATCTTTGGGATACTTAATCCCGGCAATCTAGCTTTATACGGTTCTAGTACTGTCGTTAGTTCGTTTTGAACAGTCTCGTCAATTACTACATCAGTCTTCATAAACTGATTGTTTACGTGCCATCTTTCTGTGAACATTTCGTTCTTTGAATTGATCGCGCTGTATCCAATTCCGTCTGTATTAAATACTGACATGACCGGAGCTACTGCTTCCATAAAATCGAGAGCCATTGCGCTATCCTCGATTCCTTTTAACACCATTATTCTACACATCAGTATCTCCTAATTCACAAATAATTGATTCAAACGTACCAAGATCGGTAATATGTGTATCCTCGTATATAACAAACTTAAACATTGTAGAGTGTCCTAGATAATTAATGTGATTCCTTTGACAGAGCATTTCCATAAAAACTCCTACGCTGAATATTCTTCGATTCGTTCACCCAAGTGATTCAGTATGTTCTCTGATAAGTAATCAGCTTTCTTAAGTCCTGAGATACTTCTGATGTCGGTTTCAAGTTCCGTTTTAAGGGAAGCGGTCGCAACTAAGAATTTTACCCAGTTAAGTACGTCTTTATATTTCGTTGCACCTTCGTGTACACGAATTTCAATAGTCTTCATGTTGTTCTTATTGTACGATTGAGTGTTGATTACTTGTCGTCTACCAACATCTCCGCCACCTTGATTAAACTCGCTCAATTTAAGGGCACCCACTTTATTCGGCATACAGTATCTATTGCTTCTTCTTGATACTGGCTGAGAAGCTAACATAACGCCTTGTACTTTGAACAGGTTCTTGTAGCATAGCTCAGGATCGCGCGCTCTCATATCGATGTGAACGTGCATACCACACGATCTATTCGCGTAACAATCGTTCTTTCTCAGTACGTCGCAGATCTCTTTTAGTTTAGATTCTAGTAGGTTTTCTGGCAAGCAGATTCTTAATTCCATCGCATTGAAACCTTCAGTCTCAACTTGAATTGATCCGTCAGTACCAATGTTCACATACTTATGAAGTCGAGCTTTAATAAACTCTAGGTTCATCTTGTCGATGTTTTTAGGCGCGAGCATTTCAATCTCGATGCCTACATAATTATCTGCGGTTTTAGGTGTCTTATGTTCCTTGATGATATTAACCGCATACTTTTCATTGATCTCTAGGAACTTAGCAGGCTTAGCTAGAACGCCACCGATTTTATCGTATGTTAAACCACCACCAGCGTCTTTAGTTACGACCCTAAGTGTTCGCACATTTCTACGAGAATCGCGGATAATACTTCTCAGCTTGCGAGGAATATCATCCTCTTTACATTCAAGATCGAACGTTCCGATCTTATGCTTCACTCTAAATACTTTATCAGGCGATTGTTCTAGCGTAGATACTTTTGCTCGTAGCTTTTTAATCTCCGACCAGTTATCTAGTAGAATCTTGTCGCTAATTTTAACACCTTGCTTCTTAAATTTCGATCGAGCACTTACTAAATCGTTGATTGTTTTAGAGAGTTCGTCAATTTGCGCTTGATGTTTATTTACTCGACCAAGAATCTCAAAGTCCATTCGTACCATTGTCTTTGCAGCCAACACTACGTCGTTCTTTTTTAGTACGATGTTCGATCTAACCTTGTCGTTATCAATTACTTTACATTCGATCATATCACCGTGATAATCATCGGTAAATGTTCTCAGTACTTCAAACTCGAAATCTAAGAACAGCGCGAAGTAATTTAGTGAGCCGAACTGAAATCGTTTCTCAGTACGTTTGTCAATAGGACACAGTTCTTCGTTTAGTTTTACTTTATCGTCTACGTTAATCATCTGATTCCTCCATTATTGTTTTTAATATGTTGCGCGATTCGTATCCCACGTAGTCTGTAAATTCATATTGCCATTGGGCACACCACCCACCTGTTTTATACTTATTAACTCGTTGGTAAATGTACATTCATATCCTCTCTTATTACGTCAATTAAAGGTTTATCCCACACAATTTCGTTCTCTTCAAGCCATTCAATAAACTCATCGTCCGTTAGAAACGATAGCATAAACTTTAGCTCGTTGTCAAACTTATGTTTAGCTCTCATTAAAGTCTCCTATAAAATTAAAATCGACAGGAAATGAATAACCAATTAGTGATTGAACATCTTCGTCTTCGTTAATGTCGTCTGTTGAGGCAAACATATAATGTTCGTGGTGATATTTACCCGGACCGATACAGTAATTTAATTGATATACTGAGATCATAAGTCACCTATTTTGGTGAATCGATTCGAGTACCAACTTTGATAGAAATCATCGTTGTGTAGACAAAATGAGTAGCGGTCATGTGGTCTTTTTATCACCCCAGTACTTGTGAACTGATATACTTCCATAATTACCCCAAGAATAAATCATTAAAATCAAAGAAGCCTAGTAGATTATAACCGAATAGTACAAGCTTTAATAATAACGTTAGTAGTAGAAGAGTTATTAGCTCGAATGAATAGCGTTCGATGAACTTTCTCATATTAACTCCCCGCAGGTGCAAGGAATTACATATCCTGTACGTTCCGCCATACATTTTTCACAAACATATACTGAGCAATCACCGTTCGGATTTCGAAGTCCAGAGTGTCCATAGAACATTTTGGATTTAGCTTCGATTGTTTCCTTACAACAAGCGCAATTTTTAGGTTTTACGATTGTCTCGGGTTTTACACCTAGATTAACCATATATTCCTCCTAGACTAAGAATTTTCTTTTGATATTTGTAATAGATTTAAAAGAACCAAATATTCGCTTTCGAGTTCTTCTGTTATTTGATCGAATGAACAATCAGTATTATGTAATAGTTGTTCGCGAATTAGTAGCTTTTCTCTATTCCCTTTAATGTTATGATAAAGTAAGTTTATTATACCTTGCATATAAAACCCCTAGCTACATATTAAAGTATCTCTGTTGTGTACATAGAAGAACAATTCTTGAAAGAATTGATCGTCACTTATAGTATTAAATTCATACGAACTTAAGTCTAATTCTTTCGCTACTCGTGACAAGTCCGCGATTTCTGAATTCCAGTGTAGTAGTTTTAACGCTACTTCTAAGCGCGTTTCTGTTAATGGTATTACTGTCATACATTCTCCAGTAAATAAATTCCTCTTGCGATTTCGCGATGACTGTTTGTTAAGTGTTCTGGCGAAGAGTATGCACTAGACTCGCTGAATGTATAATTACTACCATCGTTTTGATTAATCAATTGATAAATAATCATTAATTACCTCGCTCAATTAAGTCAAAAATCGCGCAACATTCTCCCCAACTAACATTGATCGTGCTTTCTTTACATACAGTATTAAAAGCTACGTTAGCTAGTTCTCGTTGGGTATTTTCGTCTAGCTGATAGACACCTTTATTTTGCGCCGCGAGATTATTCATTTGCTTATCATACTGATCTTTAACCGTTGTGGACTTTTTCAGTATAGTGAAAAGGTTTCTGTTGGTAATCATGCGTCCTCCAAAATTAAGTTATGTCGATCTGCATAGAAATAGTATTTCTTAAACGATTCAATTGATTCGTAACGAACAAACTGAAATCGCTCAACAGTAGTACTCTTAAAAAGCACAGTTCGTTGATATATAATCATAAATACCTCTATAAGAATTTTACCACGGATATAAATATTGTCAAGGTTAATAAGTAGAACATTACTAAAAGAATTCGTAGGCTATTCATTGATTAGTATATTAAATGCGTCGATGTTCCAGTGAGTAATGAATTTATCGAAGCTTTCGTCTAGTCTAAACATATATCTAGATTGTACAGAAAGTTGACTATCATAAAGGTGTTGTTTACATTGTACTATAATCATTGTAAGTCCTTAAAAAGTAGATCACCGTTTTCTTTACGTTCAAACTTCAACCTAAGTTCTTTCGCAACTTCCTCGCAAACTTCATCATTCGCGTCTTTAATTTCAGAACGTCGGCGGATTCCCATTAGTATTTGCTCGGTAGCATTTACGTTATTACTTAGTACTTCTAAGTTCATATTTTCGTCCTCTTGTTAAGTACTTTTCTATTACGTCAGTATACTCAATTACAGAACATAAGTAATCGTTTCTAAGAAACTTTTCTTTATAGATAATATTGACAGGGATTCCTTTAACAGCTAATTCACCTAGTAGTTTGTGTGTTGCTATGTAGGTTTTCATAATGACTCCTAGATTGTAGCTTAAATTTAAACCTCTGATAGTTTATACCTTTTACCGTCGATTTCTACAATTTTACCCGAACAACTTGGTGTTTCTTTTACTCGCAAATCTACACCAGTAATTTCAAAGAAAATATCAGCGTCGAAGTTTGGTAAACTCTTGAAAGCTTGTTGTGTATCTTTATCTAGTTTACTCCAACTAAGAACGAACGCTTCTTTGTAAGTTCGTTTAATTAACGTTCCTTTTTTAACAAAGAATAGTGGATCGCTTAGTTTTTGAGCGTCTGTCATTTTATCGTCGGGAATCCATTCTGTAATTTGTAATGGAATATATGGGATATAAATATTATCACGTTCAATATCCGTATCCTTATTAAATATCCTAACCTTTGGTGTTGTTGTATTAAAGAATCCGCTGTTGTAGTGACCGCTGTTGTAGTCACCGCTGTTACGGTCACCGCTGTTACGGTGACCGCTGTTACGGTGACCGCTGTTGGAGTCACCGCTGTTATAGTTACCGCTGTTATTGTGACCGCTGTTATAGTTACCGCTGTTATTGTGACCGCTGTTATAGTAACCGCTGTTATAGTAACCGCTGTTATAGTTACCGCTGTTATTGTGACCGCTGTTATAGTAACCGCTGTTATAGTTACCGCTGTTATTGTGACCGCTGTTATTTTTTGTTGACATAAACTTCCCTTTTATAAATTTAATAAACTTCATATAGTTTTAAATAATTGAGTAGTATCTTCGTCATACTTAGCTTTATAAAACGATAATAAACGTTTGTCTTTATGAGCGTTCGCTAAATATTTGCGGGCTAATGTTAATTGCATTACCGAAGTCATTGCTCGCGCCATTGCGATATTAGTGCGGAGGGAATTTTCAAGCGTGATAATTTTATCTTTCATATAACTCCCTTCAACTAAGATTGTCTTCGATTATTCTAAATCAATCGTTTTATTAAACTCTTTAGCTTCAGTAAATCCGAAATTCTTCAACTCGTCTTTATTGTATTTACGCGTTGACCAATGAACCTCGTCTGTTGAATCTTTATAAGCTAGTAAGGTTTGTGTTTTCACTAATGATATATCATTTTCTAGCGCGGCTACACTAGTTACATCATTCAAGCACTTATATAGGATTTTACCGGAAAGCCCACGAGCATACTGAATACAATAAATCGTTACTTTTTTCCTAGCCGAGTACCCTTCTTTACTATTTTCTTTAACATTAACAACATCACCTAGTTTAAATTTCATAAATCCTCCAAAATTAAGCTGTACGTTTTTTATTAGGAACCGCAGAAACTTCCTCATCTACCTTGTTAATTTCGGCAACAAGTTCTTCGTAGATTTCAGTAACTTTTTCATTAGCTAGTTCTTTGTACTTTTTATTGTATTCCATACCACCGATTTGTCCACCCGATACACCACAATGCGAACCGTATTGACCGTTAATCAGCCAATTAGATTCAATGTCAGACGTGTTATCTAGTATAGAATCCATACCTAGAAAGAATACTCGATAGATGTTTAGCGATTTTTCTCGACTCGCCATATACTGGAAGATACTTACAAACATAGGTTTGTTTCTTGCTAGAATTTCCCTAGCTAAGTCTGTATCACATTCGTTAATACAACGAACCGTTTCTTCTTCGGTTGCGTCCCATAAAGTCTCTAGTTTTTTATCAACGATCTGAACACATTGTCGTGCTAGTTCATATACCATGTTCATAATTAACGGATGTGCAAGCCATGCGTTACTTAGTGTTCGGTATTCAATGCCGTGCTTAGGAAGGCGATATTCGCCTGCTAAACCATACATTTGTCTACGTTCTGGCTTATCATAACCCGCGAATAAAGAAACACACGCGACACCTAGAATTTTATCGAGTGTTTTAACATAACGTTCGATCTCTTTAGTATCTGTGTTGTCCTTTGTAAATTTAGCAATACCTAGATGGATATGACCACCGGCGGATCGATAGGGAACGTCCCTACCATTTGCTTTAAGCCCTTCCATACCGTAAATATTTAACGAGGGCATACACCCAAATTCTACGTGTTCATCCTTTGCGCTTTGAAGCATAGCCGGATTAATAGGTAGCGTTGATTGAATAGATAGCTTAGCGTCTTTATTAACGAGCTTAGCTTTATCTGACATATTCTTAAGACCTGAGAAAATTCCATCCGCGAACCAACCTAAACAAGTTTGAGGCTGTACGTTAAATTCACCTTGAAATCCGTCCCAAAAGATGTTCTGTGGTTTATGAACGGCGCTTCCTGTACCGAATTGTTTCGGTAATACAGTCAGTTCATTTTCTGCTTTCGATTTAAGGAATTCATAAGAAGGGATTACTTGAGAATCCGCCCCAACTACAAAAATCTCAGGATCACTACCGATGTAAATACTAGGCTTGTAAATACTTCTAACAGCCTTAAATTTATCGTATTGTTTTTCTTCTTGCTTATATAATTCAGCTTCGTTTTCATCTAATAAATCGATTGCCTCGACGTTATAAATCGCAAGAGTACCATTGTCGAATTTGAATATTTTATATTCGGTGTACTCGGATTGTATCGATTTAATTGTAAAAGTATTCCCGCCTCGTTTAAAAGTATCGCCGACCTTTAAATCTCTCGATTGTATTTGCTTCATTGTTACTCCAAAATAAGGATAGCCCGAAATTCATCGGGCGATTGGTATGATTGTAGGATTCTTTACAGCGTTACAAAGCGATTGCTTATACTGTAAGTTTCCGTGTGGTATTAATTTGTTTGACAGTTAATAGTGCCGCCACTTACTGTAAATCTAGCGTGAACGCTATCAGTGGTTTGATACAAAACGTCGTT